GCCAGGAGACGGCCACCTGTTCCTTCACGGAAAAGCTTCGCGCCCATGCCGTGGTTCAGGACACGTCAAGCTGGAAGCAAAAGAAGTCCCAGGGCACCAGCGGCACTGTGATCTTCCGCAGCTTCCTGATTGGCCAGATGATTACTTCGTAAGCGGTAGTCCATCATGAATCAAGGCCCCTTTGGCCCTGGGCGCTCCCCGGCGGTTGAAGGGGCCTTTGCTTCTTTCAACCCCCGGTTTCAAGTCCCCCAGAGCATCCAGGCTGAGCCCAACGGGCTGGCGCTGGGCCGCTTCGGTTGGGTGGACCAGCTCACTGGCCTTGCCTACTCCGCGCGCCCCGCTACGGGCGGCCCATACCGTCTGGGATTCGTCCAGCCGGTTCCTATCGCGGGAGTGTGGGCAGACTGGCGTTACCGCTACTGGGATGACGTGCGGCGCTGCTTCGTGCTCAGGGGCGGCTTTGAAGCCACCCTGAACACCCAGGGAGACTTCTGGGCGCGGTTCCCTGGGGGGTCTTATGTTACACAGACTGTCTATGCTAATGTGCTTGACGGGACGGCCCTTGCTGTGGATAGGGGCACTGACCCAGGGGCGGGCTACCAGCTCACCCCCTGGAGTACGGTGACCAACTGCGGCGCTGGTGGTCTCGCCATAATATCCACTTGGAGTACATTCGCATGAGCAACCCCAGAGAGACAGCACGCGCGGCGGCTGGCGCCCCAGGCGCGCAAAGCCCGAACCTGACCAACAGCACCAAGACTTACCGCGTAGGCTGCAAACTGCCCGCCGGTTTCCTCATGGAGCTGGGCAGCGAAGAAGCGGGCGACTATCGCGCCCACAAGCTGAACGGTCTGAACACCACCCGTATTGCCGCCGTCAATGGCTTCGGCATCACGGAAGGTGTACCGGCTGACTTTTTCGACAAATGGGCCGAGAAAATGAAGGGCTTCAAATGCTTCAAAAACGGCCTAATTTTCAAGGTTGAGTCAAAGGACACGGAAAGCTTTGAGGCAGTGGCCAAGGAAATGAAGGGCCAGCGTACCGGACTGGAACGGCTGGTCCCGCGCACCACGAAGGACGTGAGCGCCAAAGAGCAGACCAAGACGGTTGTGACGGCGGAGTTTTAGCCATGACGATTGCAGCCTGTCCCCCGAACACTCCCCCGCCCCATGGCGTGGTGGTGTTTAGTTTCAGTGAATGGATTGTGGACTACCCTGAGTTTGCAGGGATAGGCGCACCCAAGGGACAGGCTGCATTCAATTCCGCCACGCTCATCATGGCGAATAGTTGCCGCTCACTCATCCAGAATGCAGCGAAGCGGCAACAGTTGTTGTATCTGCTCACGGCCCATGTTTGTTTTCTGCGCTTCGGGAGCAATGACGGAGCCGGAACAATCGTTCCGCCGCCGGGGGTTGTGGGAAGAATCGCGGGAGCGCATGAAGGTAGCGTGTCCGTTCAAACACAGTTGGACGGAAACAACCAGAACCGCGCATGGTTTGCGCAAACGCAATACGGTCTGACGTGGTGGACGGCAACGCCCCGATACCGCACCATGAGATACATTGCCCCGCCAGTATCGTGCTGCGGGCTTTGTGGTGGAGTGGCTGGACAATGCGGTTGCGGTATCTCTGCGGCAACCTTTGGGCCTACTGGCTCAGGGTGGCCGGGTTACAACGGCGGGACTTCGTAGGGCCGCCAGAAGATATTGTTTTCCAGTGCCAGTTCCCTTGGGAACTACGGTTGCGGCTCTGGCTCGGTGCGAGACTGAAACGGCTGACATGTTGGGTTCTGGGTGACTTGGTGCCGGACCCCTTTGACGAAGAAGGCCCGCACTACGTGGAAAGCTGGGTGGACGTGGACGATGGCGACGGGCTATAAATGGCGTGGTGGTAGCAAGCTGGCGGAAAAACTATCTGCCATTGCAAAGCGCATGGATAAAAATCTGGACTTACAGGTTGGAGTCTTTGCGGGGGAACGATACACACCACGGCATCCGATACGGGGGACCAAGCGCAAGCCCCTGCATGTAGCCCAGGTTGCGTTCTGGAATGAGTACGGCACGAAGCGGACACCGCCGCGCCCGTTCCTGAGCACATCCGTTGCGGCCTATAAGTCCGACTGGGCGAAACAGTTTGCGGGTATTTTGAGGCAGGCAGATTACAACACCGTGTTGGCATTGACGCGGCTGGGGTATCTGATGAAGCAGGACATAGAGCAGGTTATACAGGAGTGGAGTGACCCGCCCAACGCCAAGCGGACTGTAGCCATAAAGGGATTCAACAAGCCTTTGATTGATGACGGTACATTGCAGCGTGCTATTGACTTTCAACTGACTGACAAATTGGACCGCTTCTAATGAATTTACACGGCATAGTGCGGGGCGCCATCACAACCGTAAACCCGGATGTTATGTGCCCGTACTACAAGTCAACCGGGTTCACCCAGGACGCTGCGTTTAAGCAGAGCCCAACCTATGCCGCGCCCGTAACAGTGCCGTGTCAGATACAGGCCCTGACCGCTCGGGAATTGTCCCATGAAGCCTTTGTGAACATCCAGGGCCTGAAGCGTGGGGTTTACATGTACGGCAACACCCAGGGTGTGGACCGCTCCATGGTGAAGGGCGGGGACTTGCTGCGCTTCGCCCAGCCGGGTAGCAACGTGGTTCAGACGTGGCTTGTGGTGGTGGTGTTGGAAACGTGGCCGGACTGGTCCAAGGTTGGCGTAGTCCTTCAGCTTGACAAGGCCGCGCCCACATGAGTGCAACCCTGGACCTACGGCTGGCGGATGTGTACGCCAAGCTGGGCACCTTCATCCAGAACGTGATAGGCGTTGACCCATCCACCGGCCAGACGGTGGCAGTGATCCAGGGGCAGGCCAACCGCGTGAGCATGCCGGACAGCCCGTTCATTCTCATGCAGGGCATGATTACGGGCCGTCTGGGCACGAACATTGACACCTGGGACCCTGTGAACCAGACCCAGGCCACCCAGCAAAAAACGCGGGTGAAAATGCAGCTTGATTGCTACGGCCCGGACTCCAATGCCTGGGCCACCATCCTGTCCACGCTGCTGCGGGACGTGTACGGCTGTGACCAGCTTAAGCCTACCTGCCAGCCGCTCTACACGGACCCGCCGTTCCAGGGCGCCCTCATTGATGGTGAGGAACAGTACGAAGAACGTTGGACAGTCATGGCTTATGTCCAATACAATCCAGTTACTACCTTTGCCCAGCAGTCAGCAACGGCTGTGCAAGTATCCGTCATCAACGTGGATGAGCGCTACAAATGAGCCAATCAATTCCGGCCAGCAAACTGGTTGCGGTACAGCCTGGGGTCCTGGGGACCGGGGGCAGCCCGCTTTCCCTGAATGCCCTGTGGGCGACGGATGACACCAGCGTCCCCATTGGTACTGTGTACATGGCGCCATCCCTGCTGGCTGTGCAAAACCATTTCGGTGTGGAGTCCCAGGAAGCGGTCATGGCTGCGGTGTACTTCACCGGCTTTGCCAACTGCACCCGGCTCCCTGGCGCGCTCTACTTCTCCCAGTACAACACGGACCCGGTAGCGGGTTACCTGCTTTCGGGCTCGTTTGCTGGCGTCCCGCTGGCCACCCTTCAGGCCCTGTCCGGCACGCTCATCCTGAACATTGACGGGCGCCCCGTCACAACCCCCAGCATCAACCTTGCCAGCGCCACCAGCTATTCCAACGCGGCGGCACTCATCCAGGCGGGCATCCAGGGAACTGGTGCCAGCTTCACCGGCACGGCCAGCATTACCAGCGACGTGATGACCGTCACGGCGGTAACCAGCGGCACCCTGAAGGTTGGCGATATCGTCCACAGTGGCGCCAACTCTGCCGCCATCACCAGCCTGGGCACTGGCACAGGCGGAACCGGCACCTACAACCTTGCGACCATCCCGGACGCGGCCAGCGGCACTGTGACCGTGAACGGCCCGGCGGCCACCGTTTCCTTCAACTCCCTGCTCCAGGCTTTTGAAGTCCTGAGCCCAACCACAGGGGCTTCCAGCTCCGTGGGCTTCGCCACTGGCACCTTGGCCGCTGGCGTGAAGTTTACCGCCGCCACGGCTGCGGTATTGAGCCCTGGGGCCGCTCCTGCAACCCCACAAGGCTGGCTCAATCAGGCTGCTACCCAGACCCTGAATTTTGCCACCATCGCTACCACGTTCCTACCGGACACGGATACACAAGTGGCCTTTGCCGCCGCCGTGAATTCGTCCAGCCCGGCTGGCGCGGAGCGCTTCATGTACGTTGGCGAAACTCAGGACGTGACCCTGGGCGCCGGTCCTGCTCCGCTCAGCTTCCCTGGCCAGACGGCCACCTTCAACGGGCGCGCGGCGGTGTACTCCGACCCGGCCAAAGACACCTACGGCAAGCTGGCGGCCTTTGGCTGCGGCGCAACCGCTTCCATCAACTGGGCCGCGAAGGGCGGGCGCATCACGTTTGCCTTCCGCCGGAACAGCCTGTTGGTTCCCAGCGTAGTTGACGAGACGTTCAGCGATAATCTGGACGCCAACAACACCAACTACTATGGTGCGTTTGCCACGGCCAACCAGATTTTCCAGCAGTTTCAGGAAGGCCAGATTTCTGGCGACTGGGATTGGATGGATGAGTATGTCAACCAGATATACCTCAACAGCCAGTTCCAAGTTGCGCTCATGAATTTCATGCAGGATATCAACGCGGTATCCTACAATGACCCCGGCTACTCTCTCATCCGCAGCGCCATGCTGGCGCCAATCAATGAGGCAGTGAACAACGGGACCATTGTGGCCGGTGTGAAGCTGAGCCCGGCGCAACAGGCTGCACTCACCCAGGCCGCTGGCACGCCAGATATTCTGTCTGCGCTGTTCAGCCAGGGCTGGTATCTCCAGATTCTGGACCCCGGCGCCCAGGCGCGCGGGAACCGCACGTCACCCAACATGACGTTCTGGTATACGGACGGTGGCGCAGTGCAGAAACTCAACCTTGCGTCCATTGACATTCAGTAAGGCAGACCAACAGCCATGACCACCCTCACCACAGCCAACAGCGCGTTCACTCTGGAATGCCCGGACGTGTTCAGCATTCCCCAGCTCATCCAGGGCTACGCCACGGAAGACGCATTCAGCGTGCCCCAGTACGAGCTGGGCCGGGCCGTCATGGGTGTTGACGCCAAGATGAGCGGCGCATTTGTCCCCAGCACCAAAGAGCTGGACATTGTGCTGCAAGCTGACAGCCCGTCTAACCGGGTGTTCCAGCAAATTGTTGGCGTCATTGAAGCCCAACAGGAAACGGTGTTCATGAATGCCACAATCGTGATGCCCGGCCAGGGAGAAGTCTGGCAGTTCACGCGCGGCATTCTCACCAAGGTCCCGGCCCTGGCCGCCGCGAAGAAGACGGCGGAGCCACGCACCTACCAGATTACCTGGGAGAGCATCAAGCCCGCCGGTATCTAATTCCACAACATAGGAGCCGCACGCAATGGCTCGTAGAACCGAAACGGTCACCATAGAAGGTGACCCGAAGTTGAACCGTGATGCAGGGAAAACCTTCCTTATCACGGAAATGTCCGCATGGGACGCCACCATGTTTGGGGCCAAGGCTTTGCTGTTGCTGACCAACTCGGGTGCGACAGTGCCGGACTCCAGCAGTGGCATGGCCGGGCTGGCAGTGGCCGGGCTCATGGCATTGGAAAAGCTCAGCTTTGCCCAGCTCCAGCCGCTGTTGGTTGAGCTGATAGGCTGCGTTCAGTACGTCCACCGGCCAGGGCATCCGCCCCAGGACGCGCGGGAGAACATCGAAGAACCGGGGACCTACATGAAGCTGTTCCGCGCTGCGTTCCAGCTCCATACGGGTTTTTCCGTGGCCGGAAGTACCCAGACTACGGGGTAAGCGGTTTTGTGGATGCCCAGCGCATCCCCGGCCTGATTCGATATGAGAACGTGCCGCCGTTGCTCGGGGGCCTGATATCGGGCGGTATGGCTTCCATGTGGGAGCTGCAAAGCGTCTATGGTATCTTGGATGCGTACAACCTTCTGGAAATCATGACGGTTGATGACCACAACGAGCGGAAAGCGCGGGCAGCAGCGGCGGCAGCAAGGTAATGGCAACCACAGTAGTTGACAAGCTGATAGTAGAGTTTGGGCTGGACCCCAAGCAATTTAAGCAAGGGCTGAAAGAAGCCAACCTTGCCATTGTCAGCACGAAGGACAACACCACCAAGTCCAGCAATGAGATGGTCCAGTCACTCCGCCGGGTAGCGGCAGAGTTTGTCAGCCTGTTCCTGGCCATCCGGTCCATTAAGGATGTGGCCAGGGTTTTCACGGACCTGAACGAATCAACGCGCCAGCTCGGGTATGGCGCGCGCCAGACGGATGAGTCAGCAGCGGCCCTGAAGGACTGGGGCAACATTGCTGAGATTGTGGGCGGCAAGGCTGAAGATGCCCAGGCCACCTTCATGGGATTGCAAAAGGCCATCTTTGATGTTGGCCACGGCCTGGGCTGGTCCCCACAGCTCACTGAGTTTGGACGCATTGGTGTGGACACTGGTGTTGGCCAGGGCAAGGTCCGCAACGCTCATGACTTGCTACGGGACGCCACCATTGCGTTGGAAGCGCAATTCAAATACCCGGCGGCCCGCTTTTAGGAAACCCAAGTCCTGGGACTCCAGGGTGGCATTGCCAACCTTGTGGCCGGTGGCGTCAAAGAGTTTGATAGGCAATGGGCGCAACAGCAGAGCATCCCCCAGGTTACCCAGAATGACACAACGCAGGCCCAGCGGCTCACAGAGTCCTGGGACATTCTCAAGCAACGCATAGAAGCGGAAATGCGTCAGATACTGACTACGGTATCCCCGGCGCTCCAGAAGGCTTTCCGTGGTCTGGGTGACTGGCTCAACAAACATCAGGCAGAGTTTACCCAGGGCATTCAAAACCTGTTGGGTTGGTTCAGCGGTCCCGGCCCCCAGCAGGTGGTTGACGGGCTGGTGGCCATTGGTGACGCGGCGGTGGCCGTGTCAAAGTTTCTCATTGGACTGATACACCCGTTTAGCAGCGGCGCAATTGCTGGCAAGGAAAGCGGGCTGTTTAGTGACTCGGATCTGGGCAAGTGGCTCCAGGCCAAGGGTGACAAAGCGGAGTTTGGCATACGCCAGAACCGGGCGGAGCGTGCCGAAGGGATACCGGAAGGGATTCTGTCCTACCACAAACTCCCCCAGGACGTGGCGCCAGAGCAATTGGCCCATGACCTGAAGATGATACATTCCAAGCTGGGCGGGGACCAAGGTGACCCAGGTTGGAACAAGACGGTTGAGTATTTCAATTCCCATGTCAGCTATGGCCCCATACCGGACGCGGACAAGGCCAACGCTGGCGCGGGTGCGTCGCCCAAGGCCCGCGCCCTGGCTGGCGGGAAGCCCACGGCCTTCAATGAGTCTTCACCCGGCGGCGGCTCTACCAGCGTCCGCATTGATGAGCTGAACGTGTACAGCGCGGCCCAGGACGCCACCGGCATTGCAGGTGACTTGGACAACGCGCTGCAACGGAAACTGACTGTTAGCCTTGCGGATGGTGCCCTGTCATGAGTACGTTTCCCAACGTCCCCAACCTGCCCGGTGTGCCGCCGTTGTTGCGCAACACCCTGTCCACGGTATCCACCGTCCAGGGGCTGGTGGCTGGCGTCGCCACCATACGGCAGTTTTTCGCGGGCGCCCCGGCTAAGCCCCTGTGGGGAATATTCAACCAGCAACAGCAAAGCGTCATTGACGCTGACAGCTTCCTGTCGTTTGAAAATGCCAATGAACGCAACGTCCCAGATTTTCCGGTCCAGGGTGGCAGCTTCGCCAGCTACAACAAGGTGAAGTTGCCATCCCGGACCGGGGTGAGAATCAGCAAGGGCGGCTCCCTGGAAGATAGGCAAGCGCTGATACGCCAGTTGGATGCGCTGCTGGACTCACTGGAAACCTTCATTGTGTTGACCCCTGAGAAATCCTACCTGTCCGTGAACATGGAACGCTATACGCTGGACCGGCGGGACAAGGATGCCGCGTACTTCTTCACGGATGTGCAATTGTACTTCCGTGAAATTCAGGAAGTTGACGTGGTGTTCACCAACACTGACAGCAGCACGGTTAATGCCCAGGCCCCCAGCGCTCAGCCGCCGGTCAACAACGGTGTCATACAGCCGGTAGCTTCGGATGCCAGTATCCAGTCCACCGTGGATAACGTTCTGGCGCAGGGGTTCCAATGAGCCAGGAAATAACTCTGGGTGTGGTGCCGTCCCAAACTCTCACCATCAACCTGAACAACCAAGCATGCCTGATTGAATTGCGCACGCTGGGCCTGGATGCTGACGCGCACCTGTTCTTCAGCCTGACGCTGGCGGGCACTCCCATTGTAACTACTCGGGTGTGCCGCAACCTTCAGCGCTTGCTGGTGGACGCGCAATACCGGGGATTCCAGGGTGACTTCATGTTCATTGACACCCAGGGGGACACGGACCCGGTTTATACCGGCTTCGGCTCCCGCTATGTGTTGGTGTACATTCCGCCTGATGAACTGCCCGCGCCATGAGCAGCCCCACTAGCTTTACCGCCAAGCAACTCCGTGTAACGTTGATTCTGTCCCCGCAGAATTCCAACGGGGTGTTCCCTGGGACAAACTCCAACACGTTGGTGGTAGAAGGCTTGCGGACCATCGCCAACATTCAGACCGTGCCGGGCTCCGTGTCCACCCATGCTGACGTTAAAATCTACGGCATGGACCAGCGCTATATGAACGCGCTTACCACCATCTTCTTCAACAGCACCCAGCAAATTGTCTTCAACAACATGATTGTTGAGCAGAACAGCGGGAGCGGCTGGACCCAGGTTTTCAGCGGCATGATTATTGAAGCCCAGCCGGAATACCGCAGCGCCCCCGCCGCATACTTTTGTATCCAGGGCATTGTGGGATACCAGCATCAAATCAACCCCGTCCCGCCTAGCACCTATCAGGGCTCAGTGTCTGTGGCCAGCGTGGTACAGGACTTGGCTGGCCACATGGGCTATGCATTTGAGAATGACGGGGTTACCGCGCAAATCAACAACCCCTACCTGTCCGGCACGTACTGGGACCAGCTCAACCGCGTATGCGCTGCGACCAACACCCAGTATACAGTGACCAGTGACACGCTGGTGATATACCCCGGTGGCATTGCGCGGAGCAACCCGCCCATACTTACCCTGGGTCCCAAGTCCGGCCTGGAGGGCTACCCAACGCTAGAGAAGTTTGGGATAGTCATTTCCAGCCTGTACAACCCGGCGCTCCAGGCTGGCTGCAAAATAAAGGTCGTGGGCTCGGACATTCCCGGCGCCAACGGGCTCTGGTATCCCTTCATGGTTGACCATCAACTGGAAGCGCTGGCCCCCGGCGGGCGCTGGCACAGTGTCAGCCAATGCCTACCGGTGAAGCAATGAGCGGCGGTTCTCCATTCCAGCAGGCCAGCAGCGCGGCCAATGATTACACCAAACTGTTGTTTGTGTTTCAACAGCTCATGCGCGGGGTTGCTACGGCAACGCTGGTGCGGGTTGATGCTTGCACCAATGACGGCGGTTTAGTTCCCACAGGAACTGTTGACGTTACCCCGCTGGTCAATCAGGTGGACGGCAACGGCCAGCCTGTGCCGCACAAGACAATCTACGGGCTGCCATATGGGCGGCTTCAGGGCGGTAGCACTGCGTTCATTGTGGACCCGAAGCCGGGGGACATTGGGCTGGCGGTGTTTGCGTCGCGCGATATCAGCAGCGTGAAGGCCAACAAGGCCCCCAGCAACCCGGCCAGCTCCCGGACGAATGATTACGCGGATGGACTCTACTGGGGGACCTTCCTGGGCGATACCCCTACCCAGTACGTCCAGGCCAATGACTCGGGCATCACCATCCACAGCCCAACCAAGGTGACCGTGACGGCGCCGGAAGTGGACATTGTGGCCACGTCCGTTGTGAACATCCAGGCCCCTACCATCAACCTACAGGGCGCGGTCCACCAGACTGGGGGCGCCGTGGCCATTGATGACAACGTGACCGTGACGGGTACAGTGACCACCACAGGCAACGTGTCCGTGGGCGGCGGGCTGTCCGTAGCGGGCACCACCACCGGCACAGGGTCCGCCAGCTTTACGGGCGACGTGACAGCACAGGGCACCAGTGTACATAATCACCATCACCTTCCTGGGGCTTACGTGGCTGGTGCCACCCCCGTTACAGGGAATTCAGGGAACCCGGTGTGAATACGCTACTACTGGACTTGACATTCTGGGACTTGGTGCTGGACGCCAGCGGCAACATTGCCGTGGCCAGCGCCCCCTACGCTGTCGCCCAGGATGTGGCCAGCGCCCAGCGCACCTTCCTGGGGGAAGTCTGGTACAACTCACTGATTGGCATACCTTACTTCCAAGATATCCTTGGCGAAAACCCGCCGGTTTCCCTGCTGGCGGCCTACATGGTTGACGCTGCGCTGACTGTGCCGGATGTGGTGCCCAACCCGGCGCCCGTCTTCACTGTCCAAAGCTTCCAGGGCCGGGCTGTCACAGGCCAGACCACCTTCACGGACAGTGACGGCAACACCCAGACGGTGACCTTCCAATGAGCACGAACGTTCCCAGCATTGTTTTTACCCCTACCGGTGTCACGGTCCCCCAGGAATCCGCCGTCCTGGCAGGCGTACAGGCCGATATGGCCGCCGCGTTTGCCACCAGCGGCCAGACCCTCAACCCGGCGCTGAACACTCCCCAGGGCCAGTGGGCCAGCTCCCAGGCTGCCATTGTCTCGGACGCTGATGCCATCTTCGCGTACTTCGTTTCCCAGGTGGACCCGGATACAGCGGCGGACTTCATGCAGGACGCCATTGGCCGCATTTACTTCATGGAGCGGGAGCCAGGGACGGCCACCCAGGTTGTGGTGGAGTGTACCGGCGGCTTCAATACCGTCATCCCCCAGGGCGCCAAGATCCAAAGCGCCAGCGGCAATTTCTACATCTGCACCCTGGGCGGCACCATCCCCGTGGGCGGCACCATCAGCCTTCCGTTTTCGTGCGTCACCCTGGGGCCAGTCGCCTGCCCCGCGCATGACCTGAGCACAGCCAACGGCGCCAAGATCATTACCGGCGGTATCAACGGCTGGGACAGCATTGACAACCCGCTGGCCGGGGCCGTGGGCTCGGACGTTGAAAGCCGGGCCGCGTTTGAATTCCGCCGCCAGCAGTCCGTAGCCCTGAACGCGCACGGCTCCATTGTGGCTATCAAGGCCGCAGTGTTTGACGTGCCAGGAGTTATTGACGTGCTGGCTCTGGAGAATATCAGCAACGCGACCATCACCGGCCCGATTGGCGGCCAGCCAAATCCTACCGCGTACCCGCTGGTTGCCCACAGTATCTATGTTGCAGTGACCGGCGGGGACCCAACCGCCATTGCCAACGCCATCTTCAGTAAGAAGAACGACGGCAGCAACATGAACGGCAATACCACGGTGACCATAGTTGATGACAGCTATGACGCGCCACAGCCATCCTACACGTACACGTTTGAGATACCGCCCACGCTGGCCTTCAAGGTGGCTGTCCAGATTCAGAACAGCGCCAGCCTTCCGGCTGACATTGTGACCCAGGTCCAGACAGCGGTGGTGAACAGCTTCAACGGAATTGACGGCAGTAGGCGCGTTCGCACAGGCGGGCTTGCGCTGGCGGGGAAATTCTATGCACCTGTGTCAGCTATCGGGCCGGAAGTCAACGTTGTACAAATACTGTTGGGTACAACCACCGCAACGCTTACCAGCTTCCAAGTTGGTATTGACCAGTTCCCGACACTCCAGGCTTCGGATGTGTCTGTCACGTTGGTCTAACCATGCTGAACGTAGAACAGACAATAATTAGTCAGTACGCCAACAGTCCGGTGTTGGTCCAGCTCATTCAGAACATGAATGAATACTTGGACCCGCGCGCCAACTTCCAGGCGTTTTATGACTTCGTTTGGAACGTGGACACGGCCCAGGGCTTCGGCCTGGACTACTGGGGCCGGATTGTGGGAGTACCCAACGGGCGACTGCTCCAGCTCGGAAGCAACCAAGACATTTTTGGCTTTGAGAATGACGACATACCGCCGGACTGGGCGCCGTTCAATCAGGGCACGTTCAACACTGGCGCCAACGCCAGCACCACGTTTACCCTGGGGGACACAGCCTTCCGCACCCTGATACTGGCCAAGGCCCTGGCGAACATCACAGCCACCAATACAAAGGCCCTCAACCAGCTCGTGCGCAACCTGTTCCCGAACCGGGGCCGGGCCTACGTGATAGACAGGGGCAAGTCCAATACTGCCTTGGGCGGTATGCAAATGAGTTTCGTTTTTGAATTCTCCCTGTCCCAGGTAGAATATGCAATATTGACTCAATCGGGAGTGATGCCGCACCCAGCGGGTGTGGGCTTCAACGTGATTGTAATACCGGGCGGACAGTTTGGCTTCGTAGAAGCGGGCACCCCGTCCCAACCGTTTGGAAGCGGAACGTTCTACCTTCCGCCAGGGTAAGGGCTTGATATGTCTGGAGCAGTGCTACCGCCAGTGATCCCGGAACCGTTCGCGAAAAACGCGGACCCGGCATTCATTCAGAACCCTATCCCCCAAACCACCGGGGTATCCGGGCGCGCGTCCTATGACCAAGGCTTCCCGGCCATCACCATGCAACCGGTGGCCGCCGGGGGCAAGCCGCCCTTTGGCCAGGACTTCAATGGCCTGTTCTTCGCCCTGACCAGCCAGCAGTATTTCGCCCAGGCGGGCCAGCTCTGGCCGTACAACGCGACCGTGGCGGCGGCCATCAGCGGCTATGGCGTGGGCTCTGTGCTGTCCAGCTCGGACGGTATCACAGTCTGGCTGAACACCGTAAACGGGAACATGACAGACCCGGACAGCGGTAGTGCGGCGGGCTGGGTGTCTCTGTTCACCTACGGGTACACCACCAAGACAGTGAGCGGCGGCGGTTCTCTTACCCTGACCCCGCAGGAAGCCCGCGCGCCCGTTATCATCATCAACGGCGCCTTGACTGGCAACCAGACCGTAGTCCTTCCCCTTCAGCTCCGGGAATGGCTGATAGTCAACAACACGTCCGGCTCATTTGTGCTGACCATACGCGGCCCCAGCGGCGCTGGCGTCACCATCCCCCAGGGCGGTTTCAGCTCCCCTGTGGGTGTCTACAGTGAGGGTGCCAACTTCTTCCCCACGGTTCCGGCGGCTTCGCTGATACCGGCGGACCAGAACGCTACCCCGCTGACATTGGCCCAGCGGACCAACGCGGGCTACCTGCTAGCCACATACTTCAATCAGTCCAGCCCGATTGAAAACCCGCCGGTTGGCGCCGTGTTTGTCCAGAACACCAGCGGGGATGGTTTCCTGCGAAAGGCTTCCCTGGGGTATCTGGAAAGCGTCATGGCGCTCCAGAGCATTGGCGGACAGGTCCAGCCCAGTCAGATTGTCAGCAGTGCGGTAACGCAGTTCACCAGCCTGATACTGGCCAGTGCTGCGCTGACTGGTGTGCCCACGGCGCCCACTGCGCCAACCGGAACGGCCAGCAGCCAAGTGGCCACCACAGCCTTTGTCAATCCGCCTGTGACCATTTCGGGCAACTCCATTTGCATTCCCCTGGCCAATGGATACAAGCTGCAAATGGGCTTTGCGTCCGGTGGCCAACATCTGGCGGTAACGTTCCCCCAGGCGTTCACCACTCGCGTGTGGTTTGCGGCTGCGGCCACGTCGCCCCGCTCCGTGATGGGTGGCCAAGGCACCAACTTTACTGACTCCGTTACATTGTTCGGCATGAACATAACGGTTGACCCGTCACCTGGGTCTGGCTACTGGATAGCGATAGGCCAATAACATGGGACAGCCAGCACCAATCAAACTTATTGAAGCGTTTGCCCTCAATGCGCTGCCCGTAGCGCCGGGGGGTTCTCCTATCCCCGGCGGGAAGACTTTCCCCTTCCCGGTTCCGTCACAGATAGCCACCAGCCCTGGCAGCGCGTCACTCAATGACGGGTTCACCCCGTTGAACATGACACCGCTGGTGGAAGGTGGCATCCCGCCCAGCGGGAATGACATGAACGGCATTCTTTACCTGTTGTCCACCATCATTGCGGCGGTGTCAGCGGGCCAGATTGTCTACCCGTATGACGGCACCTACGCCACGGCCATTGGCGGCTATGTCAAGGGCGCCCAGGTGCAGGACGCCACCAACCTGTTGCAGCGCTGGACCGCTGCGGTGGTGAGCCCCAGGGACCCCGCTGTCCATCCAGAAGACTGGGTTAGCAGCTTGCCGTTGGTGAGCCCAAGCGCGCCCGCCGCTGGCACGTATGCTGACAACGTATTACCCGGCCCGTCTGATTATTTTCTGGAAGTCACTGGCGCTGGCGCGGTTACGCTCAATGGCTTCGTGGCGCAGCGTGACGGCCAGAAGTTGACGATTTCCAACCTGTCGGCTAGCGCGTTGACCGTGGGCGCCCTGGCTGGCACGGCGGCCAATCAGGTCCGCATGTCGTCCGCTATTACGCTGTTGCAAAATGACAGCATCACCATTCAATACAACACCGCAATTGGAAAATGGATACAGGTATGAAGAAGCTAGTAGTAACGCTGGGCGCCCTCCTGGCGCTGTCGTTCGGTTCCACCGGTTGGGGCCAGTCCGTCTTCACAAAGTACGGCCCGGTTGCGGGTATCCAGAAGTCAACGGGCGCCACCTACCAGAACACGGCGGCGGCCAGCTCGGACATTATTGGCCTGTGGACAGGCTGCACTGGCGCCAACTTCCTTCGCGGGGATGGCACCTGCAACACCCCGGCGGCTACCACCCCGGCTGGCTCCAATACCCAGGTGCAATATAACAACTCGGGCGCGTTTGGCGCGTCCGCTGATTTCACATGGGACCAGACAAACAAGGTTCTACAGTTCAACGCAACGAACAGCACTACAACCATTCTAAGGCCCGCCACCAACGCGGCGGGTGCTGGCCGGTCAATACAGATTGGCGGCGGTACGTCCACTGGCGGCAACGGAATTGGCGGCGGTGTCAGCATTCAAGCCGGTTTTGGAAACGGCACAGGACAGGGCGGCCCGGTAACTATCACGGCTGGTGACAGCGGAGTAACGGGAACCAACAACGCAGGTGACGTGACCATTAGCGGCGGACGCGGGCAGACCCCCGGCCCAGCCTTCGGTGGCAATGTCATCCTTAACGGCGGCACTGTGCTTGCGGACGGCAACGGCGGCGGGATCACTTTTACTGGTGCCCCTGGCGTGGGAACCAATCGCAGCGGCGGCGGTGTAACAGCCAACCTGGGCGCGGCCACAGGCACTGGCACCCCCGGTATTTTCTCCATACTGGGCGGCAAGGGCGCGGTTATCGGTGCGCCCACAGGTGGTGCGCAAGGTGTCGGCACGCTCAATGCCACCGGGTTGTTTATCAACGGTGTGGCTGTCAGTGCGGGGGGCTCCGGTACAGTCACCAACGTTGCGACAGGAACGGGATTGACCGGTGGACCAATTACCACCACCGGCACGTTGTCCGTAGACCAATCATCCAGCTTGACGTGGACCGGTACGGAAACCTTCAGCACCAATCAAACGATGTTTTCAACGGCAGCATCTAGCTTCAACCCTATAGGTATGTGCGCCAACGGTCTTGCCACCCTTAACCGGTGTTGGTCTTGGCGCATTGGCGGTGGAGCGGATTTAATCCTGGCAGCGGCGGATAACTCAGGCGTACCCGGCACAGGCATTGTGCTAGATGCTGTCCGCTCAAGCGCAGCAATTACTAATGTCCATCTGGGCAACACGACAGACAACCCCGTTGTCACATTGGACGGCGGGCGGTTGAATGTTACCGGAGCAACTGGAACTGGCATAACTTGCACCAACGGTTCTGGCGGTACGAATGGCGCCGCTTTTTGTTTGTCCAACAATACAACCGGTGGTCATACCATGTGGTCTATGGCCATATCCCCTAGCGCTGGCGCGGGGAATGAGCTTGGTTTGATTATTGACGGTGGCACAACGTCCAACAGTACGGACGTTCTATTCCGTGTTGATGGCGGCGGAGTTTCTAGCGCGCTACAAGTCAACGGGGATGGTATCCCGAAAATTCAAGGCACCCGCATAATGGGGAACCTTTCATGGACGGCAAACTATGTTGGCAATGGCGGGGTTGGCCTTGGTTCAGTTGTAGGTATTGGCGGTTTTGTCGCTTGTGCTGACATACCGGGTTCAGCGGTTGGCGCTAGTTCATCTACGTCCTTCTCAGTTGGCACCCTACCAGTTGACGCACGGCCCGCACATCCGCAGTGGGTTCAATTGCCGCCGCTTGCGGAAGACAACGGTGTTATTGGCGGGTTTACTTTCACGGCTCAGGTGCAGACCAACGGGACGATTGTTTTCGCCAAAAACAACAGCTCCACCGGATGGACGGCCAGCGGCCAGAAGGGTGTCACCACGGACCTTACCATATGCTACTTCCTGAACTAACATCATGAGCAACGCAACTGTAGAACGCACTGTTGGCCAGCTTGAAGGGTCTGTGAAGGCCCTTCAGACTGATATGGACGGGGTAAAGAAAACCCTGGCTGGGCAGGACGACAAACTGGACAAACTCCTGGCGCTGCACCACCAGCGCAAAGGCGCGCGGGCTGTCACCAAGGTATTGTTGGGGCTGGTCACGTCCGGCGGATTCGTAGGCTGGTTGGTGGAGCATTTCCACAAATGAGCCGCCGCGCTGTTGAAATCTTCCTGGGCCGGGACCGTATCGTCCGGGAGGAAGGTGACAAGCTGAAGCCCTATGATGACGCTACCGGGAAGCCGGTGGTGGCCCCTGTGGGCAACCTGTCCTGGGGTTGGGGCTTCAACCTGATGGCGTGCGGCAGTGAGGGCCTGTTCTACGTGATGGCGGACTACCTTGTCAGCCAGCTTGACGCGCACCTGTCCCAGCAAGCGTGGTACGCAGCCCTGGGCGCGGAGCCCACACGGCAGTCCGTATTTCTGGATGTGGCCTACAACTCGGGTGAAGACCTGAAGCACGGCTGGCCCAAGATGGTGGCGGCGGCGGAAGCTCGGAACTGGACGGAATGCGCGGCACAATGTAAAGTTGCGCGGCCTGACCTTGACAAATCGCGCTACGCACCTTTGCGGGCGCTCATATTAGCAGGAGACACCGCACTATGAACGTTTCGTCCACCCTTGGGAAATACCTTGGTCACCTTGCAGGCTACGTGCTGGCGGGTGCTGATATCGTATCGAAAATCAACCCGGCTCTGGTGCCGCCCCAGTATGGGATTCTGTTGTCCGTGGCCGGTCTGGTGACCGTTGCCGCGCACCACGGTTACAGCGCTGGCGCGGCCCAGGTGGTTGTCAAAGCCGCCACGGATGCCCTGGCCCAGGCGCCCGCCAAGCTGGTTGTGGCGGCCCTTATGCTTGCCTGCACCCTTGGCATTGGCTCCCAGCTCACGGCCTGTGCAACGCTCCCCAGCGCCCAGGCACAGGGTGGCATTGTGGTTGCCGTTGACGTGGCCACTGGCCTTGCCCTGAGTGACGGCGGCAAGATTACGGACACCGCTGTCCTGAAGGCCCGCGCTGTTGAGTACAAGGCTGTTGCCCTGAAAGTGAAGGCAGTCAATGACGCTGGCACAGCCACCCTGGCGACGCTGGCGGCAGTGTTGCAGCCTGAGATTGCAAAGCTACCCCCGGCGGACCAGCTTGCCGCCCAGGCCCTTATTGCGGCGCTCACACCGTACCTTCAGAGTCAGATTCCGGGCAATGCCAACGTCCAGAACGTCCAGACCACGGTGGACCTGATCCTGTCCAACCTTATCCTGGCGTGCGAAGCATACGGCGCCTAGATGTTCCTGACTCCCCTACTGCTGTGCGCGGAGCCCCAGCCAGACTACTGGTCTGTTGGGGCTCCGCTGGTGTGGTGTGATCCAACCTACGGGCGCCTAGAAGTCCCGGTTGGGTTCCGCACTGACTTGGCCAGCATCCCCCGCGCGTTCCGCAACCTGACTTGGTTTGACCCCAACGGCCCCAGCCGCCGCCCCGCTGTAGTCCATGACTATCTGTACAGTAGCAAGCGCGGCTTCCGGCTCGGGAAGGAATTCGCGGATTGCTTTCTGCGAGACAGCATCATTGCTGAGCAGGGTTCTAAGGCTGCGGCCCAGTGTTTCTACTTGGCCGTGCGTCTTGGTGGCCGGTCCCACTGGGACCCCATGGGCTCCCGCGCCTACTGAGCGCTTCGCGGCGGTGTCAGCCTTCCGCAGCCCGTCCAGAAACTCCCGCGCCCAGGGCGCAGCGTCCGCCAGGAAGCTGAACATACACACCCGGCATGTGATGGCGTCCAGGCAGGATGTTGCTTGAGTGTTGCGTTTGATGACGGCCCCGCACTGCAAGTATTCCTTGTGACGGTTGGGCATGTAGTGGATTTTCATTTCCTTCATGCGGCTTCCTTCGTTTGCTCATTGATGATGTACAGCCGGGCCTTGGCGCGGGTGATGGCGACATAGGACAGGTTGGCTTCCTGGCGCTGCTGCCACTCCTGGCGCGGCTGGCGACACTTCGCGGGTATCATCCAGTAAACCGTGTGGGCTTCCAACCCCTTTGACTTGTGGATGGTTGACAGCTCCGTGCAATTGGCCTTCACGCGGAACATTTCCTCCAGGGCTTCCTTAAGCGCCGGGACAGTGCGGTTGGTCTCGGGCAAGGATTCGACTATGCACATGATAGCGTCCGCCTTGTCCTGCAAGTTGGTGGCCTTGTCGTCCTGGCCCTTGGCGGTGGCCTTCTCAACTTCGCGGGCCGTGTAGGCTGCCAGCTTGGACACCAGCGCGTCAATGCCCTTGGCGTTCAGCTTCTCAATCAGTTTGATGAGCCCTTCGCCAACTTCCTTGCCGCGAATCATGACCGGCTTCCGGTCCTTCATCATCCGGTACGCCAGGGCCACCAGCGGGGCCGTGGTACGGCACACAACCAGCTCCTGGGCCTGGAACACCTTGTGGTCCCACTTCATCCCCATGGACTCCACAACACCGTCCGAAGCATCCGGGGCGGCCTGGATGTGCGGGACAAACTCCTGGGCACGCTCCACCACCAGCTTGGGGCAGCGGTACGTTACGGACAGCGGGAGCCGCGTGCAATTAAACTCCTGGGCCAGCAAGTCCAGGCTGTCAGAGTCCGCACCACGGAAGCCATAGATGGCCTGGGACGAGTCGCCCACGCCGATAAACCGGCCTGTGGGCTTCATGATCTTGCGAAGCAACGCGCGCTGTATGGCGTTGGTGTCCTGCTGCTCATCACCCAGCACCCAGTCAAACTTGGGCAGGCTGAGCCCGTCCAATACCGGGATGTACAACACGTCATCCCAGTCCACCAAGTCAGACTCATTGCTGGCCTTCAACAGCCGGTCCGCCAGCTCCAGGGCACGCTCCATGCTGGCCCGCTCGTTATCCAGTTCCATGTCATGGTGTTCCACCAAGTCCGCCCAGGCTTCCGGGGTGGCGCGGGTGAGGCAACCGAAGCCCATGTTTTTCCCCATGGCCACCAGCTTGCGGATGAAGGCCCCATACATTTCAACATCCTTGTCCCCCAGGTTGTCATCAATGAGTATCTGGAGTTTTTTGGGTTCCACGTCCCGCTGGCCCCGCGCGTTCAGCGCCGGGCGCATACACATACTGTGAAAGGTGCGCGCGTTCAGCTTGCGGCTGGCCAGCTCATGGGCTATATCGCGGTTGAAGGCCAGAATGATGTATGATTCACGCGGCTTGAACAGCTTGACGCACTGTTCCAGAGTGTATGATTTACCGCTGCCCGCCACCGCTTCAATGATGGCGTTGCCAGTGCCGGTTTCAACCCAGTTGAAGATGGCAGTCTGGTTGGGCGAAGGGACGCGGGTGAGCATGTGGCGGACTCCGTTAGTTGATGGTCCGCAGTGTATGTGAGTGTTACGGCGCTGTCTAGCACTGGTTCACACTTTCCGCATGCGTGATTATGTAAGCCAGGGCTGTCAGCGTCGCCAATGGGGACCCCTGTTGTGCAGCGTCCCAGCCAGGATACTGCGCGTAATACTCACGTACTGTGCTACAACTCCCATTTCCCGTACATTTGACACTCCCAGGCCGTGGGCAACTGTACCGGCCAGCGCTGCCCGTCCGGGGTCTTGGCCCAGCTCGGGAAGCTGGCGCGTGCAACCTGGGTGTAGTGTTCCTTGCTGCCAACCCCGTTGATGACTTCCGCCACCCCTTCGTCATGGGTGTGCATCACAATGGGGTAGCCGTTATCCTCCAGGGCCATCAGGCAGTCAGCCTGGATTTCCCTGGACTCATGCGCGTCCACATTCTGAGTGAGCACACCACCATACAGCTTCATCCGCTCCCAGGTGTTGGGGCGGCCTTTCTTGCTGTTGGTGTTCCATCCTTCGTAGGACAGCTCCAGTTCCCACGGGCTGGCATAGGGCCGCTCAGAGCGCTGGAGCCGGGGCGCGTGGTAGCGAAGCATCCCGCCGCTGGGCATGGTGCAGTACAGAACATCCTCAAAACATTGGTAGGTGATGCCGCGATAGCCAAAGGCTTCCCCTGGCTTGCCATCGTCCCGCTGGGCCAACACGGCGGCAATGGCTGCGCCCTCCAGGCCGTACAGCTCGGGCCGCTCCGGGCGCATGGGGTCCCGGCTGAATTTGTCGCGAGTCTGGCCGCCCCACAGCTCCACCACCATGGGCGAGTCCGCGCGCCACTTCAGAATGGCTTGTTTGATTTCATCGTCCGTGAAAAACTCACCGGCTCCAAACTGCTTCCAGCCGCCAATCCAACTGCCGAAGCCTGCCGACAGCTCAGGGATTTTGCCGTAAGGCTGGCGGTGCGGGTGTTTCTTCCCGTTGTTGTGTTTGGGATAGTTGACTATCTCTTCAAAGGGGACCCCGGTTATTTTGCTGGCGGTGGTCTCGTAAATCTTGCCGTGAGTCCTGAAGACTTCCAGCCGCCATTCCTCACCGGCCAGGGCAGCCAACACAACAGCCTGGATGGCCGTGAAGTCTGCGGATATCAGGCGGGACCCTTCGGGCGCGCATATCAGGGAGCGCAGGCAACTGGCTACAATCTCCAGCGCGTCATGGCCGGGGAAGCAATATTCCAACCACTCCAGGGACCCCAGGGCGATAGCGTCCAGGGCGCGCTGGGCCTGTTCCGGCTTATCGAAAATGCCGCTGTAGAAGTTGGCGGGCTGGACTTCCACACCGTTCCACAGGCTGGTGTGGGCGCCGTGGTAGCTGTACTGGTCATGGAGCCGCCCTTGCGGGGTGGTCTGGGCGCGTAGCTTGTAGAGTTTGTTGACGGAACCAAAGGCCAGCTTTTGGCGGATGCGTACAACTTCCAGCACGTCCGCCGGGTAGTCCTTCCGTGTTAGGACTTCCTCCACCGTATCTTCATCTAGGTTGTAAAGGTGGATGCCCCTGGAGCCCAGCCAGCGCAGGGTTTCCGCCACTTCGGTGGACTTCTTCACCTGCCCGTTGGTAAGCGTGGACAGCCGCGCATGCTCCCGCGCCCTGGCCTGTTCCACAATGACTATGCAGTTTTCAACCGCTTGGCGATTAATACCCATGCCCCGCGCGTTGATGCGCTGGTCCATCAGCCATATACGCAACTCACGCGGTGTTAGGTCCGGCACCTTCAGGCTAACAGCTTCTTCAGCTACGATATCCTGAACGTTGTATTGGTAGAATTTCTCAAAGTCAGCCGGGGCTGTCTCGGGTGTCCAGCGGGTGCGCTTGTCCTTCTTCGTTAGATTACGCGGCATTGTCAGCTTGCGTATGAGGGCCTTTCCCTTTGGGTCCTTCAGGTGCGCGGAGTCAACACCAACCACTTCACCAGCGGCAGCCAGGGGCGCTGGGAGGGCACTGGCTTTGGCCTTGGCCATGGCGCAGCGCATTTGCTCCAGGCGGAGCCGGGGCCAGCCCAACACTGGCACACAATAGAATTCCCACACCTGCCACTCAAAGCCGCTGTTCCAGGCTTCCAGCAGGCCGCCGTTGGCGACGTGCGCCAGCAAGTCTGCGGGCACGGTGTAGTGTGGTGACTGGGTGGCGGGGAACAGGTCCACCAACTCAGGCGGACGCCACCAGCGCTTCCCCTTGCCGTCCTTCAGGTCCCAGGCCAGGGACAGGATACGGAAGCTGGGGTGCTGGACGTAGTTACGGACACCGCAGCCCTTCAGGCCGCGCTGTTGGCCGCCCAGGCCGGGCAGCGGCTTCCAATTTTCTTCCAGGGGGTCAAAGACCAGCCCGGCTTCAGAGTACGTTTCAAAGTCAAATTCAGGTAGGACAGTGGTGACGCCAATGCCCGCACGAAACTGTTGACCGTTTAGGTACAAGGTGAACCCTCAGAAGGCCCCGGCGCCACTGGCCGCCCATTGAAGGGAAGCGGTTGAAAGCGCCGTCCGTGGCGCCGGGGGTGTTCCTTCCTACTTCGTTACAGGACCCAACCCTGGGCCTTCGCCTGTTCCAGGGTCACGCCAGCGGCCTGGAGTGAAGCCCAGGTGTGCCCCTGTGCCGCAACGGCGGGCGCCAGGACCGGCGCTACGGGTTGCTGTGCCACAGTGGGGAGCGCCATGGCCGGGGGCTGGAGGAAGCCCGGCTGGGGCGCCACCGGCTGGCTAGAAGGGAATGTCTGCGCAGCGGGCGCAGTCCCATTGGGCATGACCGGGAAGCCTTGGGGGACCGTTTGGCCCGCCGGGGCACCTGCACCCGGCATCCCCATAGCACCCGGAAGGACAGGGGCACCAGCAGGCAGACCCGCCGGGGCACCCGGAAGCGCCACACCTGCGGCAGGCTGGCCAGCCTGGGGGAGGGCTCCAGCCGCTGGCAGACCCGGAGCGCCCGGAAAACTGACAGCGTTGCCTGTGGGCACTGCCGACACACCCGCCGGAAGCGCGCCACGTCCGAAGCCCACAGTCTTGACGTTGGTGCCAGTGCGGATTTCATCGCCTGGGGCACGGTACGCCACAAACTCATGGTTGATGTAAATGCCGGGCTTGGCCGCTTGGCCGTTGCCCTGAACATCGCCATACACTTCCACGTAGTAGCCGCGCTTGACTGCATCCGGCTCCAACAGGAGCTGGCTGGCGTCAGCGTTGTAAATCTTCGGCACCTTGCCCGGTGTCTTCAGGTGGACAATCCAGTGGCCAGGGTGGCCGGGCTTGTCGCAGTTCCGCACCTGCTTTTCACCCTTCGGTGTGGTGTCATCACCGTCTTCAATCTTCCAGGCGAAGGTTGGAAGGATGATGTGGCGCTGGGCATTCTCGCACAGCTTCGGGAAGGCCGCGTTGGCAACCGTCCATATCTGTTCACCCCAGTACGGGACGCCAGGGTTGGCTTGGTCCCAACCAGCGGGTTTGATGGCCCAGTGTGCCTGTCCGGGGGCCTTTGGGATGGCAATGCCAAAGTAGCATTCCAACATGGGCTGGCCAGCCTTCTTATGGCCCGCTGCGTACAGCCGGTCATTGCCGTTGTTGTCCTTCTTCGTGACAACTTCGTACATGTTACCGGTCACGTACCGGGCGACGGGAAACAGAATCTTCACTCTGTCGTTTTGTGTGCTCATACCTTGTTGGCTCCAAACACTTTGCGTGCTGCGGTTGTAGTATCGGGTTTAAGGACCTTACCCGGAGGTTGGCGCGTAGAGTACAAGGCTAATACCTTGGGGTCAACTCCCGCGTCTTTCGCCTGGGTAGGGGTTATGGGCTTGGGCGGGTGAATGGTGTTGACGTTGGTTGCCTGACCCAACAGGCGGATATCATCAACACTCACCCCTTCATTCCACTTCAACAGGCTGCGCCCGTCATCCATCCGCCAGAACGGAATGTTGACTCCGCTGCGCATCAGCGCGTCAATCTGGGTGGTGAGCCCTTCATATCGGGCCTTCAGGACGGTCATGGCTTGTAGCAGGATGCGCGCTTCACTGCCTAGCGCTTCGTGGGATAACTCCTGCGCTTCCGCCACCCCAACAAACTCCACAATGTGAGCGCTGGAGCGCTGGAGGGTCTTGCACAGGTGCCGGGCCTTGCAGTCAATGCAGTGGGGTCCCACGGTGGCCACGGCATCTGGCGCCAGAGCTTCGGCAACGCGGGCCGCGATACGGCCAACGTACACCATGAGCTGGCCCAGGGTGACGGTCCATTCCTTGACTTGGTGGCCGTAGTCCTTCGGCTGGATGATAGCCAACAGTATGCGGGTGTCTGGGTTGGTGATGCCCAGCCGGTTGCAGACACCCAGCGCGTAGGCTATCAACTGCCAATTCTCGAAAGCTTCCACCACGCGGTGGCCTGACTTGTAGTCTTTCACGGTGATGAAGTCCGGGGTGACCAGCTCCGCCACGGTCATGCGGGCTTGCCACCAGTCCGGGGTTCCGTGGCACTGCTCGTGAATCTGCGGCATTGACACCGGATCTTCAAAGCGCGCGGTGGAATGGTTCACGGTGTGGTAGGCCCAGAGTTTGGAGCCGGTCACCATGTCAGTGTCCACGGTCCATTCCTGGCCGCCGGACTTGAACGTGGCGCCGATATCCAACCTGTTGCCTTGCGCCCACTGGGCCGCGTGCCAGTGCCACGCATCACCCTCCAGGGTTTCTTCTGATGGCGGGGGCTCTGGCGCCATCATCTGCAACAGCAGTGAAGCGGCGCAGGCCATTGTTAGGTGGAGCCCGCTGGGGGCTACCAGTGCGTGCGTACCTGTCATATGCGTATGTACTCCATTTCATGGAAGTCATATTCAAGGATGGCACGGCCCGGAGTGGCAACAAGCCACCCCGTCCGTGTCATGGCTATCTGAACCCCGGAAACCGGGTTGATATACCATTCATCCATCACAGGCCCAGGGCGGCTTCAATCAACGGGATTTTGTCCGGCTGAGTGATGGCCAACTGGAGCTGGGGCAAGTCCAGCGCTTTGTGGGCTTCATCAATCATGTTCTGGTCAATCTGTCCCGAAGCCTTGGCCGCGTTAATTTTGACCATCATAGCGCTGAAACGTTGAACCGGTGTGAGCGCTGCGGGTAGCTGGGCGGGTAACCCGTTAGGCACAGCCGGTAAAGCGGCGCCAGTGGGTGGCGGGGGCAATGTTCCCAGTACCACCGGCCCTGTTGCAGGTCCCACAGTTGTTGGTGGCAGGGGCAGGTTGACTGGGGGCGGGGGAAGTGTCACCGGCGGCACCACCGCTGCCACGGCTCCAACTGCGGCCAGGGCGCCATCAACACCCTTTTGCTTCGCGGCTGTCAGCTCCGCCAACACGGTTGCCGCCAGGGTCTTATCCAACCCGCGCTTCAGCATCCATGTTCCATCAGTTTTCTTGTTGCGGTTGCTCTGATGGATACGCGCGTCCCAGGGCAGGCCCGCCGCGTCCAACTCAACTGTTGCAGTCTGGGCAAGCGGCAACGTCGCACCCTGGGCATTGGATGCAGGCGTATCCGAAACAGGCGGGACTACCGCAGCGGTAACAGCCGGAAGGGTCGGAGCCCCCGGAAAAGGGAGCACGTTGCTAGTTCCCTGGGGAACTGTGGCCGCGTTCTTCCCGAAGATGGCAGTGGGGTCAACGGCAGACAGGTCCACGTCCGGCTGGGGAGCGGTCACTGTCAGTGCCTGGGTGTTTGCGTTCAGGGCGGCGGTGGCGGCCTGGACCGTGTGGGCGACGCTTTGCCCGGCTGTGCGGTCAATACCGGCTTCGGCGTCTTTGATGCCCGCGTAGCTGGTGAGCAGGACGGCCAGGAGTCGCAGGGATTCGGCTGATTCTGCCGAAGTATCGATCATAAGTTGAGGCATGCGCGATTACCTTTTGTGTAGTGGTAGGGGTTGCGTGCGGCGGGAGTTTCGGCTACTTTGACCGCCGTGTCAACGGGGACCCTGAATGCTTAGAGACTTCCAGCAGCACCTACAGGACCAAGGGTTCCAAGCCTGGGACGAAGGTGCCATCAATGTAATGTTCAACTCGCCCACTGGGTCCGGTAAAACCGTCATCATGGCGGACACCATCATTAAACGGGACTGCCCAACCGTTGCGATTGCACACCGCCAGGAGCTGGTAGGCCAGCTCTGTCTGGCGCTCAACCGGGAGAATGTGCCGCACGGCATCATTGCGCCTAAAGAGAAAATCCAACAAATCATTGCGCTGGAAGTCGATACCCACGGCTACAGCCGATATAACGCGCGGGCCAACACGCGGGCCGCCAGCGTGGACACGCTCATCCGCCGGGACGCTGGTGACCGGTGGTTCCAACAAGTCATGTTTGCCGCAGTGGATGAAGGACACCATGTACTCAAAGCTAACAAGTGGGGCCAAGCGCTCAATATGGTTCCTAACGCGCGTGGCGGGTTCTTTACTGCTCATGCTCTTAGGGCTGATGGTGCTGGCCTGGGTCGCAGCGCGGACGGGCTGGTGGACCGTCTTGTGGTTGGCCCTTGTGGTAGGGACCTTATTGGCCGTGGCTTCCTGGCTGACTATCGCCTAGTTTGTCCGCCGGTCCACAAATACGCTGACGTTCCAATCAGCGCATCCGGTGACTTCAACCCCAAGCTGTTGGCCGCAGCGGTCCACCAAGACGGCACCATTGTTGGTGACGTGGTGCGCCACTACCTACAGTTCACACCCGGCGCCCTGGGCATCACATTTGCTGTTGATATCAGCAGCGCCCAGGACATTGCGAAAGCCTACCGGGCTGCCGGGGTTCCCGCTGAAATCATAACAGGTGACACACCGCCCCAGGTCCGCGCTGGGCTCATGAAGAAATTCCGCCAGCGTCAAATCCTGATGATGGTGTCAGTTGACGTGCTGGGTGAAGGTGTGGACGTGCCCGCCGTGGAAGTCATCATCTGGGCGCGGCCCACTGCCAGCTTCCAGTTTTACGCTCAGGGCTGCGGGCGCGGCGGACGGCTGGCGCTCACGGACTTCCAGGCCGCCAACTGGCACCTGTACACGGATGAACAAAGACTTGAGCAAATCGCGGCATCCGCTAAACCAAACTTTACCATTATCGACCCTGTGGGGAACTGGTCCCGCTTCTACGATGAACACGGAATGGTGTGCAGTAGGCAGAATTACACGCTGGACCGGCGGGAGAAAAAGACCAAGGAAAAGAAGGGCGACACCATACAGCAGCGCGCTTGCCTGTTCTGCTTCCTTACCTATGAAAGCTTTCTGCCGAAGTGCCCCCACTGCAACATGGAGCATGTGCCCCAGGGCCGCACGCACCCGGCCCAGGTGGACGGGGACCTGATGCTGTTGGACCCCCAGGTGTTGGCCCAGCTCCGGGGCGAAGCGCGCAAGGTTGAAGACGCGCCCGCCATCCCGCGCAATGCCAACTCGACTGTGGTAAACAGCATCCTTAAAAATCACCGTGAGCGGCAGGCCGGACAGGCTACACTCCGGGACGCCATGGCCGTCTGGGGCGGCTGGCAGGAACAGCTAAAGGGCCTGGATACGCGCACGGCCCAGCGCAAGTTTTTCCATACCTTCGGAATGGATGTGATGAGCGCCCAGGCCCTGAACACTAAGGACGCTTGGACGCTTGAACAAAAGATCCGAAACCAACTACACCAACACAACATAGTGAGCACGCAATAATGTTGACCGCACAACAGTACATCCTGACCAAGATTGCTGAAGAAGCCACGGAAATTGCCCAGCGCGCCCTGAAGGCCCAGCAGTTTGGCATTGACCAGATTGAGCCCGGCCAGGAGCTGGACAACGGGGAGCGGCTGGAAAATGAGTTTCTGGACTTGGCGTTCTGGGTTGATATCGCCCAGCGCAACATGGTCATGGCCCCCATGTCCAAGGATGACTTCACGGCACATCGCCGGACGAAGATCCCAACCGCGTTGAAGATGTTAATGTTGGCCCTGTCTGAAGGCCAGCTTGCCCCGTCCGACAGCATAGAGCTGTAAGGGTGGAGCGCTCCGCCGTTCTATCAGAGTGCGGCACGTACCGCTTCCAGCTCATCCGTGAGCTGGAACGGTCCGTCCCAGTCCACCCGGCCACCAAATCCGGGACCATTGCGTGGGTACTCTGCAACCCGTCCACCGCTGACGCTGAAGTGGATGACGCCACGGTCCGCAAGTGTTGGAACTACACGCTGGGCTGGCAGTATCGGTCAATGATGTTTGTCAACGTCAACCCGTACCGCGCTACCAACCCCAAGGCTCAGGTGGTCCCGGCGGAGCCCATACTGGTTGCCAATGATTCCTGGCTGCGCTACGCGGTTACCCAGTGCCCGTATGTCATAGCTGCATGGGGTGACAGCGCCATCCCCACGCTGGTCCGCCGGGCCGTGTCCGTGATACACCCCCTGGGGCCGCTCCATGCGCTACACGTTACCAAGTCTGGCCAGCCGGGCCATCCGCTTTACCTGCCTGGGGATGCACAGCCCCAGCTCTGGAAACCAACAGGGTTGAATTGATGTACACAACAGCACAACTGGCGGCCTACTACGGCATGCCACCCCAGAACATTGAAGCGTTCATGCAGGCCATGGCGCTCCAGTCCATCCACACAGTCCAGTCAGTTGAAATGTCTGAAAGCGGGGTGCAGTCCCGCGTTAGGTTGGAAGCGTCAAAAAAGGCTATCTATCTATGGAGAAACAACAAGGGCGCCGGGAAAGTACAGTTGAAGGGCGGCACCAGCCGCTTCATGCGCTGGGGCCTTGCGAACGACAGCGAAGCCCTCTCAGATGCAATCAAAAGCGCGGACCTTATCGGGTTGCGAAAGACTCTCGTCACGCAGGCTATGGTTGGGACCCATGTGGGCATATTCGTCAGCCGCGAAATCAAACACGCAAACTGGAAACCCAGCGGAAGCCTTGAGGAAGCGGCCCAACTACAATGGGCAGCGCTTGTCAATGCCCAGGGCGGGGATGCAAAGATTGTCACCGGTCCTGGCTCGTTCGATTGACAGCAGCGTCAACCACCAATAAGGTAGCCCGCATGAAGCAAAAAATTCTCACCGCAGCCCTTGAGGTTGCAAAATCAACACCAGTGTGGCTGATAACACGGAAGGCCGTGGCGCGGAAAGCGGCCTGTGCTCCGTCACTGGTGTCCTACTACCTGGGGACGCGGGACGAAATGCTGAAGCTGATTACTGATTCCCTGGGCAAGTAAAAAGCGGGGGCCGTAGCCCCCGAAGTACACCGCACGCAATGAACATAATACAAGCCCTGGGCGGCCTAGCCAACTCGCGTTGCTTCATCCTGTACCGACTTTTTGCGAAGCCCGGCACATGGAAGCTTGACAAGGTGCCGGTGGACCCGGTGACCGGGCACAGCTCGGACGCACAGGACCCGGCCACGCACCTTACCGCCCACGAAGCGCTGATGTGGGCTACCCAGTACGGCCTGGGGCGGCAGGCGGGCCAGTACGGTGTGGGGATTGTGCTGTCCGAAGCCCTGGGCATTTTCTGCATTGACTTGGATGACTGCCTGGACGTGACCACCGGCCAGTGGCACCCCAACGCGGTGGCCGTGTGCCAGCGCTTCCCAGGAGCCGCCAGGGAGCTTTCCGTGTCTGGCCGCGCCCTTCACATCCTGGGCCGCCATACGGGGCCTGTGCCGCCCCACAGCATGAAATGCACCCCGTTGAAGATGGAAGCCTATGACAAGCTGCGCTTCATCGCCCTGACTGGGGACGGCTGGGACGGCTCCATTGAAACGGACCACACCGCCGCCTACCACCAGTTTCTGGCGGAATACTTCCCGCCGCGCCATGAGACAGAAGGAAGCCAGGAGTGGACCACGGAGCCGGTCCCCCAGTGGTCCGGGCCGGAAGATGACGCGGAGCTGATAAACCGCGCGCTGCGCTCCCATGGCGCTGGGTCTGTGTTCGGGGGCAAGGCCAGCTTCCGGGACCTGTACACCGCCAACGCGGACCGGCTGGCCGCCAGCTTCCCGCCCCAGTCCAATGCGTGGCCCTGGGACCGCTCGGGTGCGGACCAAGCCCTGGCCAACCATCTGGCCTTCTGGACCGGGAACAACTGCGAACGAATGCAACGCATCATGTTCAGCTCTGAGCTGGTCCGGGACAAATGGCAGCGGGAAGACTACATCCCCACAACCATTATCCGCGCCACGTCCACCCAAAAACAGTGGTACAAAGACCGGACCGCGCCTAAAGTATCCGAGACGCCAGCCGCCTTGGCAGCCCCAGTCACAGCTCTGGTGGCAACTGTGCCTTTGGCCGGGGTGGCTGGCCCCCTTCCAGAGCCTACCCCAGCCCTGGCGCTCCCCAACGGTGTTGGTTTGCCTACCGGCGCCTATGTGGAACCAACACCCGCCCAGGCCGCTGAACCGGCTGGCAAGGTTGTCATAGATGGCGTGAACGTCCCGGAAGCGGTCACGGTTCAGAAGGGTGTCAAGCCCCCTGTGGGCTCATTGCTCACCAGCTCGGACCAAGCTGTTATATGGGACGGCTACGTGTTTGTTGAAGATATCAAGCGAATCATGACACCCGAAGGGCTGGTCATTGACGCGGAGCAGTTTGACAGCCGGTTCAGTGGCCTAACATTCATCACCACCCCAGACGGTACGAAGCCAACCAAGTCCGCCTGGGAAGCCTTCGTCAACAGTGAAGTCCATGAATTCCCCAAGGTGCGCGGCCTGTTCTTCGCGCCCAGGGAAGCCCCAGGCACCACGGTCATGCGGGACGGTATGCCGTTCCTCAACTCGTTCGTGCCGGTGACCATCGCATCCACCCCAGGGGATTACACCCCGTTCTGGAACCACCTGAAGAAGCTGTTGCCCAGGGGCAATGACGCGGAAATCCTGTTGTACTACATGGCCGCCGTCATCCAGAACCCCGGCACCAAGTTTCAATGGTGGCCGTTCATCCAGGGTGTACCGGGCAACGGCAAGTCATTCCTGTGCGAAGCCATGCAGCGGTGTGTTGGGTTGAAATTCACCCACGCTGCTGACGCTTCCAAGATTGGTGGCCGGTTCAACTCTGCGTTCTACGGCAAGTTGTTTGTCCGTATTGACGAAGTGAAGATTGACCACCAGCGCGGCAACGTCTGGGAGTCCATGAAGCTGTTGGTGACCCAGGAAACTCTGGAAGTTGAAGCCAAGGGCATTGACTCCGTGAGCCGGGAAATGTGCTTCAACGGCATCATGCTTTCCAACTATAAGAACGGTGTACGCAAGACACCTGAAGACCGGCGCATTGCCCCCTTCTTCTGTGCCCAACAGACCCTGGCGGACCTGTACACCCAGGGCATGGTGGATGACCCCGAAGGGGAAACGTCAAAGTATTTCGATGCACTGTGGAGCTGGGCGGAAAACGGCGGCTGGGAAGTCATACGCTGGTTTCTGGAGACTATCCAGATACCGGACCAACTCAACCCGGCCAAGTCCTGCCGCCGCGCACCAACAACCACCAGCACGCGGGAAGCCATCATGGCGGGCTGGGGTGTGGCGGAGCAGGAAGTTGTTGAAGCCATCAGCCAGGGCTATGAAGGGTTCCGGGGCGGCTGGGTCAACAGCGTCAGCCTGGACCGGCTCCTGGCTCAGATTGGCAAGGAAAACGCCATCCCCCGACAGGCCCGCGCCCAGCTCATGAACACCCTGGGCTACCAACACCACCCAGCCCTGGCGGAAGGCCGTGCGCCAATGAAGCTGGCGGACGGATCACAGCCGGTGTTGTGGGTGAAGGCCGGACATGAAGCCCTGGCCCTGGACAGCGCGGCCCAGGTGTTGGCAGCGTTCCAGAACAGTCAACGGGTGAAGTGAAAAGCCGCTGGTGTAGGGATGTGCGCCCACGGTCATGGGGTATGACGGCCCCGGACCAGCTAATCCACCAGCGGCCCCGCTCAATCAGAAGGGTGCGGACTCCGCCCCTTCAATAGTCTTGGTTATGCGCAGCGCTTTTGCAACCACGCGGTTACGGGTGGCAACGTTGGCATTGAACAGCTCAATAGCAACGTTGCCAACCTTGTAGGGGCCTTCGTCATTGTGGCGGGCCATCACGTAGCGCCCGCTCCGGTTGCCCCGTTTCTTCCAGTGGCCTGACTTCTGCCAGATGTTCCACCACTCATCGAACGTTAGAAGGAATTCCACACCACGCGAATGCGCGTTGTGACGGTGTTTGGCAAACTGGCCTTTGGGGCTGGCGAGGTATCGCCGGTTGCGCTCAATCTGAGTGAGGGCCATTCGTCATGTCCTAAGCGGTTGAACCCGCAAAACTTCGCCACCGCCAGCATGAAAAGGACATACAGGGCGATAGACAGGATAATTGTTAGAGTCATGTTGCAACCCCGGTTGTGTGGAATGAGACTCAAGTCTCACACCGGTTGACCGTGGTGTCAAGGGACGGGCTGCGTTCATTGCAGGGCATTTCACCGGATTTCTACCGGACCCGTCCAGCGGCTTCGCGCCATGCCTATGGCTACGCGCTACTAAACCCTTTACGCCGCTATGCAAACTCACTTCTTCGCAGGCCCCAGCTTACCGTGGGCCGCCATGGACGCCAACCGGCGCCGCACCTTGCGGTTGAGCCCGTTTGTGTTGGGCTTCCGTTCCTTGGGCGGTATCCACTTCTGGGGCTCGGGCTTCACCAGCTTGGGCTGGTTCACCACGTCCCTGGCGGAGTCTGGAAGCCGCTGGAGGGCCACAGCCATGGACGCCAACATGGCCAACTTGGTGTTGACCTTGTTCATATGGTGCTGTCCTTCGTGGCCGGGGGTTCCTGCTCACCAGCGCCGGGCAACAGGTCCGCCGGGCTGTATGTTGGGACCGGGATGCACAGACCAATCGCCAGGATGTTGGGGCCGCCGTTCTCAATGGCCTTGGCAATGGCGCTCTGGGTGTCATCCAGGGCTTCCTTGCAGGACAGGGAAAACGTTTTGCCAACCTGCAACGCCAGGAACCGCTTGTCACGGTAGAGCGCCACACCGGGCAGAAATCGCGGCGGCTGATGGTCGGACGCTGCGGGAGTATACGGGGTGTTGGTCACCTGGGCGGTGGCGGCAATGGCACTGATGGCCAAGACCACCGCGAAAGAAGCGGCAAAATATCTCATGCGTGTGTACCTTGTGAGTGTTACCAAAGGTTGAGCCTACCACTACGGTTGCCAGATGCAAGCAACTGTGACGAAGAACGGGCCGCCCTCATAGCTGTCCAGGGCAGCTTCCGCCAGCGCTTCGCACTGGGCCAGCGTGGCCTGGGCGGGCGCCTTGGTCTGAACCACCAGTTGGCCGTGGAAGAACAGGCACAGCACCATAACGTAATGCATGGCTCAGCCCGCCTGCCGACGAATCAACCGCCGCCGGTCCGCGCGTGCCGTCCGGCGCTCCGGGGTGTGGGGGACCACATGCTGGCGCCGGTCATTCCAACGCGCCATTACTTCCGCCGTCTGGCGTTTGGCTTCCAGGGCGGCCTGGACAAGGGGGTCCTGGCTAATGTCCTGGCAAGCGCTCCTGTGGGCTTCCAGACGTGCGGCAACAAATTCTTTGGCGGTTTTCATAGTGACGCCATCATGCGACACGTAACGCGGGCCGTCCGTGGCCCGCGTCACAGTTCCCTCAGGAACTACGGCGGCGGCTTTGTCATCCACAGCCAGGAGATACCTGCACCCAGACAGTCTATCTCTGCCTGCGTTGCCTCTATCGGCCCCTGCATGTGGCGGCTGGGCAAGCTCTGGAGCCGGTACAGCTCCGCCTGTAGGTGCCGCAGTTCCTTCCGGGCTGCCCGCAGCAGGCAGGCCCGCGCTTCCACCGATAGGGGCGGCTCCCCGCCGCCCACTACCGTGAAGGTATTGCCCCCTTCCGGGCTCATGGGGCACCACGATTGAGAAGCGGGACCCCCACGCGCGTCCGGGCGGGACCCCGGTCACTCTGGCGGCGGCCTTGGGCCACCACCGTTGTGGCTGCCTGGGCTTCCTCCATCGGCGCCCCTTGGTCCATGGCTTCCAGGGCCGCTTGAAGCTTGGTGACCACCGCTTCCAACATGCCCCTGGCGCCATCAGGGTCCCCACGTGCCCGCCGCGCCACGGCCCGCAGAATCGATCCCTGGGCGGCGGCAAGCTGGCGCGCTGTCCTGTCTTCCGGGGGCGGCGGCTCAATGGCAGCGCGTAGGCTGGCCTTGGTGACTTCATCGGGCACCAACCCGCGCAAGTCTCCCCCGGCTTTAGCGTAGTTGGCCAAGGCCGTCTTGGAACTGCGGGCGAAGGTGGAACGGCGGTTGCGCTCCAGGGCGCGGCGGCTGGACTCGGTGGCTTCCAGCCCTTCTTCCTTGGCAATGTCGGGGGTGGTGACCCCACGCAGCACAGCCGCGTAGAAGCGCTCATGCACCTTTTCCAACACGGCCAACTGGGACTGGGCGCTGGGCTGGCGGCCCCGCTTCTTCCCCAGCTCAGCCTGGGCGCCAACCAACACAACACGCAAGTATGTGCTGTTGGAACCCTCCAACTGTATGGCCACGTTCCAGTGGGCCGCTGCCAAGGTTTCCACCTGGGCTTCCGTCGCAACGTAGTGGGCGCGTTTGATTGTCTGCTGAATGTCCATTGTCGTTACTCCTAACATGCTCCCAGCGGTATTGCTGGGGCTGCTAGGTGTATTGCATGGACCGTGCCAACCCGTTGGGGCTCTGTACGGGACCGCACCAATGGCTAAGTGTTAGCTAACGCTGAAGTTTTGACCGTTGTGTCAAGTAAGTGTTACGAAGTGGGACGCACGTCGCTATAAAAATTGCAAGCCCAGCCGATACTCCAAGTAGTAACCAAGGAGTACCGACCATGTGTGAAGATACTTGGAAACGATACTGTGACGCGGTTCACAAGCTGCGGGAGCTGGAAGGCCCCCGCCGCATGCGATTGGCTAGGCTGAGAACCAATGCTCAAAAACCCGCCGGGGGAACTGGACAACTCGCCCAGGAAGCCCTACGGGCCTTAGCGTCTGGTCTTGCGCGCGTGGGCGCATGTAAGTTGGAAGGTGTTGGCTAGGGGTGAGCCGGGCCACAAGCTGGCGCTGGGCCGTAACCATACGCTCCAGGCGGACCAACTCCGCCTGTGCGCTTTCCAGGGTGTCACCCACGGTGGTTGAGATAGTCAACAAGGCTGATGGCGTCAACGGCGCTGTATCCGTCCCGTTCCGCATACTTGCCATTGGTGCAATAGAAGTGGATGACGTTGGCGGTGGCGCCAAACTCCCAGGACCAAAGGGGCTTACTTCTTCGCATTGCGCTGCTTCTCCAGTAGGGCGGCCAGGGCATCCTGGGCCTGTTGCAACTTGACACCTGCGACAGCGGCCAACTGCTGGGCCTGTTCCAGCTCTGCGGCTCTGTCGTTCACGTCCTTACGGGCGCGCTTTATGGCGTCGCTTTCGGGCTTTCCGTTGTTGACGGGCATTTCATTTCCTCCAAAACATGGGATGAATAAGTCAAAGAAACCGGCACCACACACCGCGCACTGGACCCCGGTGGAGTCCAGCACATGGTCTGTGAGTGTCACAGTGCGCAGCCCCGGCTACGGTTATTGACCACGGCACTGGCTTCCAGGGCCAAGCTGACAGTATGGAAGGCCACGCGGCCAACATACCACGGCCCAACGCTGCCATCGTCAGCCTTCATGTGCTGGTCAACCTTCTCATCCAGCCAGGACGCTACCATGGTGTGAACCGTGATGAGCGCCAAGTTGGTGAGCAACACCCGGCCCGGCTTCGGGTACTTGGACCCGTACAGCGCGGCGGCAATGGGGTCCGCTTCATGGTCGCAGCTTGTGCCCTTGCGGATGTGCATGGACTGGGCGGTGTCAATACCAGCCAGGACAATGAAGGCCCCTTCAGCGTAGTTGCTGTTGTTGTCAGCCTGGGGCTGGAGCGGCATGGGGAGTGCCGCACAGCCTGACAGGACGAGAAGCAACAGGGCCAGGATGAACAGGACAATAAAGCGGGGGCGGACGGTGGTCATTTTGTTTGCTCCAACAGTTGCTTCAGTTCATCGGTGTGGATGATGCGAGCATTGCACACCATGTCGTTTATGAATGTGCGCAACGTCTCAAGTTTGCCTTTCAGTTCCCGCACCTTGTTGGTGGCTAGGTCCCGTTCAGCTACGCGCTGGTTGGCTTCGTCCATCCAGAATTGTGCGCCCCGCTTGTAGCCATCACGGTCCCGGCGGAGCTGGTCCCGGCACAGCTCGGAGCCCTTCAAGTCATCCCGCACGGCATCCAACACCTTCGTGGTGTCGTCCCGCTCCCGTGCGGTGTTGAGCGCAGTTTCCCGCCATGTGCTGGCGTGTGCGTTGGCTGCGCCCAGCTCGGCCCGCGCATTCTGGGCCGCCACAGACTCAATGCGTAGCGCTTCCTTGGTGCGGGACAGCTCGGATTTCTGAGCGTGGTACTTGTCAACCAGCTCCAGGGCCACGGCGCCACCGCTGTTGACCAACCTGACCACTTCGTGGGCTACCCGCTCATTGCGGATGTTGCCCACAATCCGGCCATTGTCGTCCATCAGCTCATGGCGCACAGCTCGGGGCTGGCCAGGGCCGCGCCAGCTCGGGATAGTAACCCGGCGCACCTTCCACGGTGTTGGATGGCCAACCAGCGCGTAGGCTTCGCGTGCTTCGTTCGGGGTGAGCAACCCGCGCTTGAGCGCTTCATTGATGCTGTTGCTAACAGCTTCGGCACTGTTCATCTTGCCATCAGCCGGGACGGAGCAACCTGCCAGTATGTTGGCCGTGTTGGTCTCAATGGCGTCCCAGGTCATGCCATACTGATTGATGAGCGTGGCTTGGCGCACTGCGTAGACAATGGCCTTAGCGATTAGAGGGCATTTGCTCATTTGCGTAATTCCTTATGCTGTTTCTTCCAGTCAATCCCGGCTTCATCCAGGGTGGCGCGGATGGCGCGCACTGTATCACGGCTCACATACGTGTAGTAACCCGGCTGGTTGGGCCGGTCCAGTGGGCAACCCAGGGCAATGTCCAGGGCCAACATGGAGAGCTGGCGGGCAATGTGCATGGGGCTGTGTCGCAGCGCCCTTTCATTGTCCACGTCACGGCTCACGGCGGCGGCCAGGGGGCTTTCACTCAACAGGACTTTCTGGGCGGGTTCATCGTTCATCAGCTCCAGGCTATAAGCGGGCAACCAATAGGTTCCCTTGTCGCCAAAGCTGACTTTGAACAGGTCACCTGTTTCTAGGATAACCCCGCACTGGCCAAGTGGAAGCCGGTGGCGCTTAACGTCAGTGTTGCCCGGTGGCATCTTGACGAATACAACACAGTCTTCCACCTTCATGGCAGTTCCTTCCCGTCCGCCAGTGCGTTGACTGCCTCAACAGCGCCCCTGGCACAGCCCAGAGTGGCCAGTATCAGGAACGGGTTGAGCTGGTCACTACCCAGGGCTTCCAGGGCCATCCCAACACCCATGAGCATTTCAATGTAGGCCCGCTCACGCTTCACACCCTTGGCGGGTAGGTGTTGCGCGTTGGCCCTGGATCGGATGGACTGGCACACGCGCTGCTGGAATGCCTTGGGTGACAGCTCGGGCACCTGTAGGTAGTTGGCCGCCGCGTGGATAATTTCTGCCGTGGCTGGGGTTGTTGGGTGTTGAACCACTGCTGTGACAACCGCGTGAAGGTGTTGGCGTGCGTTCATGTTATTCACCATCCACATGGAGCGTGTCACCGGGGCTGATGACCCACTGGGCCTTGAGTATGGCCTGGGTCATGGCGGCGGCACAGTGGTCCCAGTCACGAATGTGGAACGTGAGCCGGTCCAGCTCGCACTCATGGGAGCCCTTGAGAATAACAGTCACCTTAATCATGTTGCACCTAACGGTTGGTTGTGGGTTCAATCGGTGGCCCGCTAGGACCACCTGTTCAACCTACAGCGCTGACCACTTCGGGCTGGTCTTCAGCACCTGGGGCATGGGGCGGCGGAGCTGTACCCAGTACGTCCGGCGCAAGCATTGCTCTTTGGTGACTCTGCCAACTGTCTCCAGTACGGCCAGGGCTACATCAGGGCGGATGTTCATTTGCGTTTACTCCTGTCTTGCTTGACGGGCTGGCCCTTCCAGGGGTCCGGCTTCGTCGGGGCTGTGTTGTAGGGGTCCATGGGTTGCACTGTATCTGAGTATTACGGACGAATCCAGCACTACGTCACACTTTCAGTACAACCGCACCCAGTCATAGACCGGCTCAAACACCCTGGCGCCCTGTTGCCTGTAGTTCAGCCAAAAGCTGGACGTGTCCGGGCCTTCAGCGGTGTCCATGGTGAACCAGAACACCCGGAAGTGGTAGGGCATCAGGTCAATGGCGTCATATGTAAAGTCAAACATTGTCCGGGGCCTTCGGGTGCTGGCTGGGGTCAATCAGGTCCCAGGAGCCAATGACGTGGTAACTGCCCTGGATGGCGGCCTTGCGGGCCAACCAGTTGATATAGCCCCAGGCTTTCGGGCAGCACAGGTCATACTCCGTGTCACGAATTCCCCAGCCGCCGGTCTGGCGCATGATAAGGCTGGGTGTCTTGCCAGTGACCAGCCCGCCGCGTGAGCCACCGAAGCCAGGGAAGTGAGCGTGGGCAGGCAACAGGTAAATGCGGGTGCGCAGGGTGCTGTTGCTGTCATCATCGCGGTAGTCGAAACTCATCACCAGATACTTGGCCAGGGGGTCCGCTGACTCTGTAGTCTGCGCGGCTTCCTTCAATTCCTGGGCCATGGCGCGCACCTTCAAGTCAGCGGCGGTTGGGCGCTTTGCGTTCTTACGTGGCATGTCATGTTACTCCTGGGTTGTGTCGAATCTAACACCGCATGCCCACACGGCAGCGGCTACCAACAGCCCCAGGAGCGCAAGGGCCACTCCCAGGGTAAACAGTGCGTATTTCATCGCGTGGCCTTGGACTTGGAAGGCTTCGCGGCCTTGGGCACCACTACCGCGTCCAGAATCATCAGACGGTCATAGCGGTAGCCGGGTTTCTGGTGTTTGCGTAGGTTGGTGGCGGCCAGGGCGGCTGTGCTGCTCCAACCCAGGTCACACACGTAGTATGTGCCTTCAACGGTCTTGTTGGTGCGGGCCGCGTCACGCGCGTCATACTCCGCCAGGGCCTTGGCCACATAGCCTTCCTGGCCCAGCGCCAACAGGTCCGCCAACTCAGCCTTGGACTTCGCCACCTGATCTTCATGGCGCTGCATGTATTCGGCCTTGCGCTCAGCCACCTTGGCGGCCTTCGCTTCCGGGCTCAGGTCACTGGTGAACATTTCCAGCATCTTGGCGTCAGTGGTCCAGCCCAGGTAGAACGTCTGGCCGTTGGCTTCCTTGGTGAGCCGGGCCACGGCGCTGGGGTAGTTCAGGCGGGCTTCAGACTCATTGACGGCCCGTTCCCTGGCGATGTTCACGAAGCCAACCAGTACGTGGCTGTAGCTGCGGCCAGCCGTGCTGCGGGTAACAGTCACACCGTCAATCTGGGCCATGTAATGCGTTGTCACGTTCGGTACTCCAGTCAGTGGTTGCGTTCAGTGGAGCCCATAGTATGTGAGTGTTACGGGCATGTCTAGCACTACATCACACTTTTAACAGCTAGTGCCCAGGGGAACTAGGTCTCTACTACGCCAGCAGCCCGGCGGCTCTGTATCCAGGCTTCCCGCTTGTTGTAAGCCTGCCGCTGTTCTTCATCCAGCAACCCGCATTGCTCCGCCCAGTGCTGGCTCCAGACCCGTAGGCAGTCCTTTAGCTGGGTTTCTTGGTCTACCGTGAGCCCGGCGGGGATGTAGAGCTGTTGCGGTTGCCAGGGTACCAGCTTCCGGGTGTACGGGTTGGGGGCAAACTTGCGGAATTTCTTGAGGCAGTCTACGCAAGCCCCCTGGGTAACGTAGCGCTCCGCTAGGTGCCCGTTCCTGCATGGGATACCAGTGAAGTAGCGAAGCTTACCCGCTGCATGAGCATCAGCACGGCTAATAATGTCCATGGTCCTTCCTATTAAACGTGAATTAAAATAGATATAGTATTGTTATACAGGATAGGGTAAGGGATAGCTAGTACAAGGTCATAACACTACTATATTCATTTTATTCCAGGGTGAGTGTGCGCGGCCCTCGCCATCCCTGGCCCTCTATCTCTCACCATTTTAGCCGCCGGGGTCTTGCGCGTGGGCTTAGGCGTGCTAGGCTATGCGACATAATGAATGACCCCGCTAAAACCCCCATAACCGCCGCCCCTGTGGGCGACGCCAGCGACAGCGCCACCACGCAAGCGCTCACCCCTAAACAGGAAGCGTATTGCCAAGCGCTACTGGAGACGGGCAACCGTGCCGCTGCGTATCGCAGGGCCTATGACTGCCCCGTCAATACCAAGCCCGCCTGGATATGGCAGGAAGCCAGCCGCGTAGGCCAGCTCCCCCATGTGCGCGCCCGCATGGCCACGCTGATGGAAGCGGCGGCCAGCAAGACCGTGGCCAATAAGGCCCAGCTCATCAAATTCCTTTGGGACCGCATACACGCGGACCGGCGGGAAGTCATCAACCATGTCCGCCGCTGTTGCCGCTGCTGCCACGGCATCAACCACCAACACCAGTGGGTTGATGAAATGGAGTACGCCACAGAGTTACACGCGGTCATGACGCACAACGCGCCCCTGGAGCAGGATGACCCCAGGCGGAAGCCCGTACCCACGGATGAAGGTGGCTATGGCTTTGACCCACACCGGGAACCGGACGTGACATGCACCAGCCCCGATTGCATGGGCGACGGGCACGGCAAGACTGTCATAGCTGACACCACGAAGCTGGAGGGCGCTGCGGCGCTCATCTATGAAGGGGTGAAGGAAACGGCCCAGGGCATTGAAATCAAGCTGGCGGACCGTAATGCAGACATACAACAGTTGGCAAAGCTGTTGGGTTGGAGTGTTGACAAGGTGGAAGGCACACTGAACAACAGCCCCGGCTCACTGCCTGCCGAAGCCTACAACATACCCAGCACGGCCACACCGGAAGAAGCCAGCCGCAAGTATCTGGCGCTTGTATCATGAGAGTGAAGCCAGACGGGCGCATTGAATACCCAACACACCGCTGCACACAATGCACGGTCATGTCAGAGTATGAGCCCGGCCAAGTCTGTGAAGTGTGCGTGTACTACGGTGCAGAGCCAACCCCGCCCAAGCCATACAACCCCTATGAATGGCTGCTGGACTGGGGCAACTATCCATGAGCGCCGTACTGGCTGAGCCCATAGACTGGTCCAAGGTTCAACCAACACAACGCTATCCCCTGGACTGGAAGAACCCAGACTATCTGCCTATCTGGCAGAAACGGGCGCTGCTACTCCAGAAGCTGAACGCTGACCCAGTGCTGGTGGCGGACTTCAAGTTGCACTACAAATACAACCCCTGGGACTTCGTGCAAGACTGGGGTGTTACGGTTGACCCGCGCGTGGCTGGCCAACCTGGGCGCGTGCCACTCATGCCCTTCCTGTTGATGCCTAAACAAGAGGCATTCATGCGCTGGCTATATCAGCGCTGGCAGACCAAGACCCCTGGCACTGTTGTCAAGTCTCGCGATTGTGGATTGTCCTGGCTGTTCATGTCGTTCAGCGTGGCCATGTGCCTACACTGGGCGGACTTCCGTGTTGGTGTTGGTAGCGCCAAGGAAGACAAAGTGGACCGCAACGGTGACCCTGACTGCCTGTTCTACAAGGGCATGTTGTTCATGCGCTATATCCCCGCCGTGTTCCGCAACGGCTGGCACCCCAAGCGCAACAAACAACACATGGTTATGACCTATCCCGGCACTGAAGCCAGCATCACTGGGGAAGCCGGGGATAACATTGGCCGTGGTGGCCGCACCAGCATCTATGGCGTGGATGAGTCCGCACACGTTGAACGGCCCAAGCTGATAGACGCTTCGCTGTCAGCAACCACGGACTGCCGCATTGATATCAGCAGCGTGAACGGCACGGCTAACAGCTTTGCTGAGCGTGCCCACAACCCCAACATTGCCCGGTTTGATTTCCACTGGCGTGATGACCCGCGCAAAGATAAAGCGTGGTACGACAAGAAATGCCAGGAGCTGGACCCCGTTATTGTTGCCCAGGAGCTTGATTGCAACTTCGCGGCCAGCGTTGATGGCGTTATCATTGAACAGACATGGGTCCAGGCAGCGCTGGACTTGGACAAGCTGCTGGGAATCACCCCCGAAGGCCGCCGCACTGGAGCAATGGACGTTGCTGACCTGGGCCGGGATAAATGCGCGTGGGCAACACGTCATGACTTCCTACTGGAGAATTGCGTTAGCTGGCGCGGCAACGGGATGATTGACGGGCGCCAGTGGGATATATCGGACAGCGTGGCCAAGGTGTTCAACATGGCGGATGACTCCAACATCAGCCACTGGGTGTATGACGCGGACGGTATGGGCGCTGATGTGCGTAGCCACGCACGCAAGGCCAATGAGGAACGGGAGGAAAACCGCATGGCTAAGCAGTCAGTCCACCCCTGGCGCGGTAGCGGCCCAGTGGTTGACCCTGAGAAGCCATTCCCCGGCACGCAACGCAAGGCTATCGATTACTTCGCCAACGCCAAGGCCCAGGGCTGGTTCTGGCTGCGCCAGTTGTTCCGCAACAGCTATCAAACACGGCTCTACTGGGAAATGTACGGCAAGCTTCCGCCGGACTTTGACCAGCACAAAATCATATGCATACGGGACAACACCCCAGAGATACGCAGCCTGTGCATGCAACTGTCCCAGCCTGTGTTCTGTCAGACGGTTACGGGCAAGATGGGGGTGGACAAGGCGCCGGATGAGACCCCCAGCCCGGACAAGGCGGACGCGGTTATGATGGCCTTCGCACCCAGACGTGTGGCAGTATTGGTCAAATCCAAAGCCAATGAGTCCATGGACAATGAAAACGTGCGGTAGCTGTGGCCAGCTCAACCTACAAGGGCCGCCCCTTCGGCTGTCATGCCAGGGGTGCGGCGCTTCCCTGAAGTCCCCCGCCACCGTGCGGGAGCCGGACCACGTTGAAAAGCTACGCGGCCAGGACGGCAACTACCGCACGCGCCCTGTCGGAGCCCCAGCCCATGAGTAAGCCCCCGAAGCGCAAACGCGCCAACCCAGCATACCCGCAGCGTGTCAAGGCCCAGGAAGTGGCAGACAGGCGGGCAGCCCAGCGCGCCCGCGCCCGGTCCAAGCCCGTCCTGATTACGGACGGCCCGGCCAAGGCCGTGAGGGTATCCAAGCGCGCCATACACCTGATGACGGATTCAGAGCTGGCCAGCCAGGGCTTGGCCCGCATGGGGAATTACGTGGTGAAGGCCCGGCCCTTCCGCGCGCCCCAGCTCGCCCCTGGCGTTGTGCCCCGCAACCCGCGTGACCTGACCCGCTTCCGGCGGCTCCCAGGTGAGCGCCCCTACATGGCCCTGGATAGCGCCATGGTCGCGCCCACGTATGCCTGGGCCAACCAGTATTGCAGTGCCGTGGGCTTCCCCGGCTACCCCTACCTTGCAGAGCTGGCCCTACGGTCTGAGTACCGCAGCCCGGCTGAGACCACGGCCAAGGAAATGACCCGCCGCTGGCTCAAGCTGAAGTCAGCCAGTGCCGGTGACAAAAAGGACCGGATTGAGACCATGGAACAGGCCATGCGGGACTTCAAAATCCGCAAGCTGTGGAAGAAGGCCGTAGAAAATGACTATTTCTTCGGGCGCTATGACCTGTATCTGGACATTAAGGGCCAGGACAGCGACATGGCCCGCCAGCGCCCGCTGAAGATTGACCCCAGCACATTGGGCAAGGATTGCTTGCTGGGTGTGTCTGGCATTGAACCGCTATGGATGACACCGTATTCCTACAACAGCACTGACCCAACAGCGCCGGACTTCTTCAAACCAACGTCCATGTTTTGCCTGGGGCGCAAGACGCATTCCACGCGCTTCCTGACATTCATATCCCGGCCAGTGCCGGACCTGTTCAAGCCTGCTTACAACTTCGGTGGCTTGAGCATGTCCCAGCTCATGGAGCCCTACGTGTTGCAATGGTATCGCACGCGGGACGCTGTGAGTGACCTTGTGTACAACTATAGCACCAGCGGCATTGCCACCAACCTTGCCACGCTGTTGGAAGAAGATGAAGACGGCTCCAGCGTGCGTGACCGGGCTGACTTCTTCAACAAGACCAAGGGCAACCGTGGCCTGATGATTCTGGACAAGGATACGGAAGAGTTTTTCCAGTTCAACGTTCCCCTGTCTGGCCTGGACAAGCTGCAAGCGCAGGCCCAGGAACACATGGCCGCCCCTTCACACACTCCACTGGTGAAGTTGACCGGCATCACCCCCAGCGGCCTGAACGCCAGCAGCGAAGGTGAGATTGAGGTTTATAATGATTTCCTGCACTCAGAGCAGGAAGGCACAAATGACAACATGGACACGTTCCTTGACGTGTTGCAAATCCACTGCTTTGGCGACATTGACGAAGATATCACCTATGACTGGGTGCCGTTGCGTGAGCCAACCAGTGTTGAGCTGGCCAAGATCCGGGCGGATGATGCCCAGGCGGGAACCGCTTACATCACCAACGGTGTCATATCACCGGAGGAAGAACGGGAGCGCTTACAGGGTGACCCCAACAGCGGTTACAACAACCTGAATGGCCCGGCCCCGGAACTGCCTGAAGAACCAACAGCCGAAGAATCAGCGGAGCTGGAGGAAGAAGGCAAGCAAGCGGACCATGACCGCGCGAAGGACCTGATTAGCCACGAAGCGAAGGTTGCACCGAAGCCCGCCCCGGCTAAGAAGTAAGCCATGGCCACTGCCGCGCTGGCCCAGCCTTACGGGGATATCATCTGCGATGAAGTCCACCCCAACGTTGGGGTGGAAGCTGGCTATGCCAACGCGCTGTTAGTTCCCATAGGAACTATGAACGCTGACGTTGAAGCGGAGCTGGCCGCAGACTGGGCGCGCGGGGTCAACACCGTGGGCTTCGCTACTGATGCGCCCAACCTTACCCTGTTGGTGCAACGCAGCCTGGAGCGGCTGACCAAGCGCTGGGAAACCCGCTTTGATGCGATGGCGCACCGAATAGCTGACAAGTTTGCTACGCAAGCCTGGACAGCCACGGACAACGGTGTTAGGGCCAGCTTTGCCAAGGCTGGCTTCACTGTCAAATTCAAGCCCACGCGCGCCATGAAGGATGCCTATGCCGTGCGCGTCCAGGCTAACGTGGACCTTATCCGCACTATCCCCCAGCAATATCTGAAGGATGTAAAAACCCAGGTGTGGAACGCAGTTACAGCCGGTTCTGACATGAGCCGCTTGACTGCCGACATTCAGAAGGTATACAAGGTTACCCAGCATAGGGCTTCATTCATCGCGCGTGACCAGAACAACAAGGCCAAAGCTGCGTTTGAAGATGCCCGCCGCAAAGAGCTGGGGATAGAAGAAGCCATATGGACACACAGCAGTGCTGGTAAAGAGCCCCGAACAACACACGTTGCCGCCGCGAAGCGCAAGCAACGCTACAAAATCAGTGAAGGCTGGCTGGACCCCGCAGTCAACAAACACATCTGGCCCGGCACTGAAATCAACTGCCGCTGTATGTCTAAAGCCATCATCCCTGGAGTTGCCGCCAACCGGCTCAGTGCCAAAACCGTAGTAGCCCGGTACAACGCAAGGAAACACCGCACATGACAACAATCGCCTACCGTAATGGCATCATTGCCGCTGACTCACGCGAGACCACCAGCGACGAAAGCGCCGGGGACTACGCGGGCAAATGCGTCAAGCTGCTACGTGTTGGTGACAACGTTGTTGCCCTACAGGGCGAGTCAAGCCCCGGCATGGCGTGGCTGCATTGGTTCCGGGAAGGCATGCGGGATGAAGCCCTGGCCCAGAGCATCCGGGATGCCCAGAACGATTTCACCGCTGTTGTGCTCAACAAGCGCGGCCTGTGGACCTGGGACTGTTGGCTGGTGCCCCAGAAGGTAACGGCCCGGTTCTATGCCGTGGGCTCAGGCACTAAGGCTGCCCTGGGGGCTTTACACATGGGCGCCAGTGCGGTACAAGCTGTGCGCGTGGCGTGCAAGATTGACCCCTGGAGCGCCCCGCCCATTGTTTCCATGTCCCTAAAACAAAGGTAATTTCTATGGCCAAGGCCAAAACCACCGCCCCCGTAACCCCGAAGAAGGGCAACACTGTTGCCAGCTTCCGTGAAGAGAATATCCCCAGTGTGCGTATCCCGGCCCGAATCCGGGAAGGCTTCGTGGCCATGAAGGCCGCCGGTCACGCATGGGTCACCAACATGGACTTCAGCCGATTGTCTGGAGTCAACGCTGCGGACCTGAACGCCTACGCTGAGCAATTCGCAGACCAGACGCACGAAGCCGGGAACAAGTCCCGCTCCAAGCTGTACTGGTTCGTATCTCCCGCCGCCAAACAAGCGGCCCTTGCAGAGTAGCCAACCATGTCGAAAGCGGTAGAAACAACCAAGGTGATGGGCGACGGAAGCAAAGGCAACACCATTGCCCAGTTCCGGCGGCTCAACAACCCGTTTGGTGAGTCTTCGGAAATCACCCTGTCATTCCACCGCGATCTTCCCCGGCGCATCAAGGGCGCCATAGTGGTGGCGGCCCAGAATGCAACCCCGGTCCATGCAGACTGGTGGCAATGCATCCTGGCCGCTGCCCGCCACTATCGCTATGAGATTTTCGTCATACCGCTGCGGTACAAAAATCCAACCAGCGTGTGGACCGGCTCCCAGCGCAACGCGGAACACTGGGCCGAAGCTGTCAAGCCCTTCCTGTGGAACAAGCGCCACGTACTCAATGACAACCTGACGTTGTTTGCTGACGTGCCCACACAACCAACCGACACAACACCGCTGTCCGGCCTGGACGCCATGAGCGGCCCGCAGTCCGCCATTTACGGCCACGTCAAACTCAATAGCACCAACATTCCAGTGGCCAGTGGCCGCATGCCCAAGACCATGACCACAACGGGCGCATGCACGGAAGAAAACTACACGCTGACCAAGCGCGGCATCATTGCCGAATTCCACCACAGCCTGAGCGCCCTACTGGTGGAGTTTGAAGGCCCACGGTTCCACGTCCGCCAGCTCCACTACAGCAAGACCCACAACAGCGCCACCGATGGCCTGAAGGGCAACACCTTCCACCCCAACGGCACAGTCAGCAGCGCCCCGCGTCCGCTGGCTCTGGGGTGTGGGGACATTCATGTGGACTTCATTGACCCCCAGGTGTGGAAAGCCACGGTAAAAGTGCTGGAGCGCTTGCAGCCCGAAGCGGTCATACTCCCGGACTTGCTGGACTCCTACGCCATCAACCACCACAGCCGCAATGACTTGCTGGTCCAAAAGGCCAAGCATGACAGCGGGCGCAACAACATGAAGGCCGAATCACTCCGGGCCATTGGCTGGACGCGCGGCAACGCGAAGCGCTTTGACCAGACAGAATGGGTTGTCCAGGCCAGCAACCACAATGACATGCTGCGGCGCTGGGTGTTGGACAAGCTCAAGCATGGCTTCACGGACGATGTACATAACATGGAGTTTGGCCTGGAAACCGCCCTGTACATGGCGCGCAACAGCGTCATGCGGGAAAACGGTGTCCACTACCCAGACCCCCTGCATTACTGGTTCCAACAGCAACAGGGCCTGGAAGGCAACATCCGCCTGCTTCACTTGGATGAGCAGTACGCCAAGGGCGACGTAGCGTTGCACCTACACGGTGACCTGGGCGCCAACGGGGCCAAGGGCTCTGCCAAGACGTTTGCGCACATGGGCGACAAGTCCGTGACTTTCCACCGCCATATTGACTATATCTACGAAGGCAACTATGGTGCCGGAACCAAGACATACCGCCGGTTGGAGTACAACCACGGATTGAGTAGCTGGACCAACGCGGACGTGCTGGTCCAGTGGGATGGCAAACGGCAGATTGTCCGCTACATTGACGGGCACTGCCACAACTAAAACGAGTACACGCACGCATGGCATTACAACACGGTTTCCAGGGTGACAAGCCCTACATTTCAACATGCAAGGGCAACCGCTTTTACATTGATGACCCGGTGTTTGATATTGAGGAAAGCGCCCACGCGCTGGGCAACATATGCCGCTACGGCGGCCACTCCCGCCGTTTCTACTGCGTAGCTGAGCACAGCATGCTAGTTGCCACCATCATGGAGCAACTGGGCCTGGGTGACCCGTTTGAAGGGCTCATGCATGACAATCATGAAGGCTACCTGATTGACTTGCCCAAGCCCTGGAAGGCCGCCATACGCGACTATTCGCCAGTGGAGCTGAAGCTGGAAGCCGCTTGCCGTGTTGCATACGGGCTCACCCCCGTCATAACGGCGGGTTGCAAGACGGCGGACCTTATCGCCCTGGCCATTGAAGCGCGCCACCTGCTGCCCAACAAAGGTGACGATTTCATGTGGCCGGATGGCATCATTGCCCAGGCCAACCGCTTCCGTGACTGGCACATGCCGTGCTGGGCTCCAGAGCTGGCGCGGGACCACTTCCTGGCTTGTTACTCGGAACTGCGCGCTGGCCGTGGACCCAGCCGCAATGTTTGAGTCATTCGTCCAGCTAATGCTGACAGTCACCGGAGTATGTGCCGTGTGGCTGTCTCAGTCTCGTCCACCGTGGGCGCACTATGCCTGCTGGTTTGGGATGGCCGGGGAACCGTTTTGGTTTTACACCGCATTCAAACATAACCAGTGGGGCATCATGGCCCTGGCGTGCTGGTACACCTTCGCCTGGGGTAAGGGTATCTGGACATTCTGGGCGCGGCCCGCTATGGTCCGCGCTGGCCACCTACACCGATAAGGCAACACGCAATGCCACTACCAAAAGACAACGCGCTTCGCAAGGCCCTCCCGCTGTTCACCTTCCTGACTGAGTATTTCCCGGACGCCATACTGGAGCTGGTGAAGGTGTCAGTGGCAGGCAACATGCAACACAACCCCGGTGAGCCCATGCACTGGGCGCGGGGTAAGAGCATGGACCAGCTCAACACGGCCCAGCGGCACATGTGGGACTACGCCACAACCGGCCCGTACAATGATGAGCCGCCGCTACCCCCTGAGATTCTGGCGGCCATTGGCGGGGAGCCGCCCATGCATCTGGCCAACGCGGCCTGGAGACTGTTGGCCCAGATTCAGTTGGACTGTGAAGCGCGGGCCGCCGCCCAGTCTGCGGCCAGTGCCCAGGAGCCCATTGAGCTGTTCCCGGATGCCTACGCCCTCACCCCGGACCCGCTCCAGCCGGAAGAACGGGTTGTTGGCATGCTGCCCGCGCTGGCGGCACCCTTCACCCCTGGGCGGCTGACCCTGGCTTGCGGATGCCACGGCTATTGCAAGGGCGGCCATGAGTTGCCCCAGGTGCCGGTAGTTCCCATGGGAACTGGCCCGAAGGACCCCGCTGGCGTGCCCTACGCTCAGCTTGGCCCGTTCGCTATGGTGGACGTGCCCAAGGCATTTGACCCCGCTGACTGATTGAGTTGCGGCATATCCCGCAGGCCGGTAACCTGTGGGATATGTCAAAGCTGGCACTAGACAAGTCCCTTCGCACGCAAGACCGCTTTGGGCGGATGCGTGTGAAGATGACCAACATATCCAAGGCCAACGTGTGCCCGTACCTGGGCCGCGAAATCCCCGGCTATCAAGCCCTGGGCCTGGATGCCAATACCGTTTACCGCATGTGGCGGCACCCTGACGAGTTGGCGAAAGCTGCCCACACTTTCGACATGGTGCCAGTGCTGGATGAGCACATTGTGGTGGACGCGGCCAACCCGGAAAAGGACTACGTAGCCGGGACCACTGGCAGCGGCACGGTATTTGAATACCCCTACCTGAAGGTGCCTATGGCGTTCTGGGTTGGGGATTCCATTGACGAAGTGAAGACCAAGCGCAAGCGGGAATTGTCGCCCGGCTACACCTACACCCCGGACATGACCCCTGGCACAACGCCAGAAGGTTTGACATATGACGGAGTGATGCGCAATATAACCGGGAACCACATTGCTATTGTCAAAGAAGGCCGCACCGGCCCTGACGTGATGGTGGCGGATGAACAGCCCGAAGAATTGCAGGAATTTATCCCCATGAAGCGACTTGCCATTGTCAAGGCCATTGCCACCTTCCTGAAGGCTGACGCGGACCAAGCGGCGCTGGATGCTGCCCTGGACACCGCTGTTGGCGCTGTCGAGTTTGCGGCTGGCGAAGCTGCGACGAAGGCCGCCAACAAGGCTGCCTACGATGCTGACCCGGAAAGCTGGGAAGATGACCCAGAGAAGCCGGGCGAGAAGCGCCGGAAGGCTGGCGGTTCAAAGAAGCACATGGCGTGCGATTCCCCCGAATTTTTGGCGGCGGTTGACGCTGCTGTGACGGCGGCCAAGGCTGGCATGGTCACCAAGGCTGACGCGGATAAGCTGGCGGCTGATGCCGTGACGGCGGCCCTGAAAGCCCAGGCTGACCTTACGGCGGCACGCGCGGACGTGGCGGACGTGGTTGGTGAAGTGGCCCTGGACAGCGCGGAAGCTGTCTACCGCTTCGCCCTGGACAACCAGAAGGTGCCCGGCGCCAAGGAAATCCATGTCAGCGCACTCCCGGCCCTGTGGGCTCAGGTGAAGGCCGGGAAGGACCGGACCATCACCACTGACAGCAAGACCGTGGACAGCACGGTCAACTTCGGTTTCTAAGGAAATACCAGCATGGGCTTTCAAACTCGCGTCAATGCTCAGCCGGTCCCAGGTATCGCCGGGGACTTCGCGGGCTGCAACCCACGCGCCAGCGTCATTGCGCCACCGGGCGGCTACGTGGCTGCGCCGGACTACACGCTTACCCTGGGTGGCGCAGTAGCCAATGCGCTGATTGTTGGCCGCTTCGCCTGGGCCAACTATGCCACCGGCCTGATGGCCAACTATTTCCAGCCCAACAGTATCCTGGGCTTTGTGCATCGCGAGTCCCAGACCGTCATCACGGCATTCCTTGATGAGTCGCGCGTTGCCATCCAGCAGGGCTTCCCCTGCACTGCCCACAATCAGGGCGATTTCTGGGCGGACTTCGTAAGCACGGCGCCGGATGCCGCTGGCCTTACGGTGTACGCTGACCCTGTGACGGGCGCGGCTTCGGCTGACGTTCCTGGCCAGGGTGTCACGTTCACCTTCACCGGCTCGGTGGCGGGGAATGCGTTGACCGTCACGGCTACCAGCGGCACGCTGGCGGCGGGACAGGTGGTTCAGAACGCGGCTCTGGGGCTCCTGCCCGGCACGTTCATCAGCAGCCAAGTGTCCGGCTCAGCGGGCGGTACTGGCGTCTATGCGCTGAACCAGAGCAACCCTGTGGTTGGCTCGGGCACCATCACTGCTTACGGAAAGCAGGAAACGAAATTCAAGTTGGCCACGGCTGTCCCAGGCCCGGCGGCTTTCACTGGAGCCCTGACAGGCACCAGCGGCGCCACCTTCACCGGAGCCATTGCCAGCAACGTGTTGACCGTATCGGCGCTCACTGGTGTCCTGCATCGCGGGGACCTTATCAGTGGCGCTGGTGTTGTGGCAGTTCCCCTGGGCGCTCAGCTCACCGGCTTCCCCGGTGGCGTGGGCACGTACCAGTTGAGCCATGCAGACGTTGCCAGCGAAGCCATGACCAGCCAGAGCACGCCAGACGGCAAGCTGACAGTTTCGGCTGTTGCGTCCGGCACGCTGTCCGCCGGGATGTACTTCGCGGGCACGAACGTCCCCAGCTATGCCCAGATTACGGGCCAAGTCTCGGGCACTCCTGGCGGTGTTGGCGTGTACCAGACCAACCTTTACACGTTGGTTGGCTCTGAGTCCATGACGGCCAATCAGGGCACCAACGGCAAAATTTCAACGTGGCAGGCGTAGGCACATGGTCCAACTGACAAAGACGGGTTTTCAGACCCTTGTGAACAACCAGCCCGCCCCTGGCGTGGCCGGTGACTTCTACGGCGCCAACCCGCGTGCGGTTGTCCTGGCAGGCCCTTCCAGTCTGGTAGCGCCACCGGGCGGCCTGATTGTGGGCAATTTCGCCTGGGCGGACCTGACCAGCGAAGTGGTGAGCCAGAGCTACAACCCCAACGGCCAGTTGGGCTTCCTGCGCCGGTCTGACCAAGCCATCATCACGGATTACCTGGGCTTTTCCACTTTCGTGCTCAATGCCGGGTTTCCCGTCACCCTGTTCAGCCAGGGCGATTTCTGGGGCTTCTTCGCCGCTGGCGCCACTCCGGGCCAGAAGGTGTATGCAGACCCGTCCAACGGCGCCTTGGTAGCGGGCGGGGCCAGCGCCCCGGCTGTGGCCAGCGTTACGGCATCCATGGGCGCCAGCTTCACTGGCGTCATTGCCAGTAACGTGCTCACGGTGTCGGCACTCACCGGCACTCTTCACCAAGGGGACTTGGTGAGCGGTACAGGTGTTGCGGCTGTTCCGCTGGGCGCCCAGCTCACTGGCACCCCCGGCGGCACAGGCACATACACGCTGGTACATGCGGACGTGTCCAGTGAAGCCATGACCACAACCAGCACTGTGTTGGATGTGACGGCGGTTGCTTCCGGCACGCTGGCCCCAGGGGATGCCCTGACAGGCCCGGTTGGCGGCGGCCAGATTGTGGCCCAGCTCACCGGAACCACTGGTGGCGTGGGCTCGTACAGCACAACGGCCAGCTCACAGACCCTGGCTTCAGGCACTGTGACTGTGAACGCGATTGCTACCCCCTGGAAGGTGAAGTCCACGGCGGCGGCGGGCAAAGTGGCCAAGATTTCCACCTGGGGCAAGTAACATGGTTCAGACAGTACGCGGCGGGTTTCAGACCCTTGTGAACAACCAGCCCGGAGTTGCCCAGGCGGGTGACTTTTCGGACGCCAATATCCGCAGCGTTGTGCTGGCTGGCCCCGGCGGCTTCATTGCTGGCCCGGTCCCACGCGGTCCGATCATTGGCAACTTCGCCTGGGGTGACCAGCGGGACAGCGGGACTGGTGAAGGCCAGCTTGCGTTCAGCAACTATCAGGGCGAGTTGACCGCTGAAATTGGCTTTGTGAGCCGCCAGGGCAACAGCGCCATCATTGTGAACTATCTGGACCAGACCACGGAGTATGTACAGCCGGGGCTGATTGTCTCCCTGTTCAATACCGGCGGCTTCTGGGCTCTGTTCGCGGCGGGCGCAACCCCCGGTCAAAAGGTTTTTGCCCTGTACGCGGATGGCTCTTGCGTCGCGGCTGCGGCGGGCACGTCTACCCAGGTTGCCAGCGTCACGGCATCCCTGGCCAGCACTGGCGTGCTGACAGTCACGGTTGTGGGCTCGGGCACTGTGCGCGTTGGCGACGTAGCCACGGACGCGGCGGGCCACTCCTACGCCATCACGAAACAGTTGACTGGCACCCTGGGCGGTGTCGGCACCTACCAGACAACCCTGACTGGCGTTACTCAGGGTAGCGGAACGGTCACCACTGCTGATAGAGTGGAGACTGCATATTATGTTGACTCACCAGCCGCAGCGGGCGAGCTGGCCAAAATCACCACTTGGGGCTAATCCATGCGCGTTACATTCGATTCCAAAGCTTTCCATGCCGCCCTTAAGGCTGGCCATGGCGCAGCCATGCTGGCGCGCGCTGCGGCTGCCAAGGGTATCCACTTCCATGACCGCGAAGCGGTAGAGATTGCTGTTGACCAGATGAAACTGGCGGGCCGCGATGTGGGCGCGCTGGATGACTCGGGCAACATCAGCTTTGGCGGCTTCGCCCTGGATGCCCAGCCGGAACTGGTGACGGTGGCCAACGCTGGCATCCCCGGCTTCCTGACCAACTGGGTTGACCCCAAGTTGATTCCCGTACTGGTCTCGCCCATGCGCGCGGCCAAGATTTACGGTGAGGAAAAGAAGGGCGACTGGACCACGGAAGACATTTACTTCACGGTTGTGGAGTCCGAGGGCGAAGTCTCCAGCTACGGGGATTTCAACAGCAACGGCAATGCGGATTACAACGCCAACTTCCCGCAGCGTCAGTGCTACCACTACCAGACCATGACCCAGTGGGGTGAGCGTGAGCTGGCCAAGGCTGCCCTGGCCAAGATTGACGCGGCCAGCCAGAAGAACATTTCCAGTGTGTTGGTCCTGAACAAGTTTCAGAACCAGTCCTACTTCTTCGGCATCAGCGGCCTGAAGATTTACGGCGGGTTGAATGACCCCACGCTGTTTGCGCCGATTGCTTCCACCACCGCGTGGAACGCGCAGACTGACCCCGTTGTCATTTATGACGATATCCGCCGGTTGTACCAGCAGATTGTGTCACAGGCCAACGGTGTGGTTGAGATTGACATGCAGAGCCCGATTGTGCTCGCCATGTCGCCCACGAACGAAGTGAACCTGAAGAAGGCCAACCAGTTCAATGAGTCTGTGTTCTCACTGCTCAAAACCAACTTCCCCAACATCCGCTTTGAGACGGCGGTGGAATACAGCACCCAGGCGGGCGAGCTGATTCAGATGATTGTGGAGAATGTTGACGGCCAGGAGACGGCCACCTGTTCCTTCACGGAAAAGCTTCGCGCCCATGCCGTGGTTCAGGACACGTCAAGCTGGAAGCAAAAGAAGTCCCAGGGCACCAGCGGCACTGTGATCTTCCGCAGCT